AATGACCATTTGCCGAAGGACAAGCACGAACAGAATGGCATTGGCTAACGGCATCCGTGACGCAACCGTCACTTACATGCTGTCTACCAATGCCACCCCTTTCGTTAAGTTGCTTGTCTAGCTGTTGCGCAGTTTCACTCCCATCCATATCTTTTATATTCGCTTCTCGTCTTCCTTTTATAATCCATGGTTTACCCTTTTTATAGCCGTCACAAAGATTTCATGCCAAAAGGCTCCTTGACTGTGGCGACCAACTGTCGCTACTGCAATAAGCCACATGACATGAAGGCTGGAGCGGAAACACACTCGGCATGGATGCCAAGAGAGTTTCCCAATTACTCCTGCCGCATCTTTGTTCCGTCCTTCTATTATAATCGGCAAGCCATTCTCTCTTTATAGCACTTCGTCCCTCCCTTGCGGAATTGCACCAATGGCGCAGTTCCACACCCACCCTTTTCTTGTTGTAATCTTATGTAGTAGCACTTATAGCCATTTCATTTCGTCCATTGTCTTTGCCGCTTCGGATATTTTCCGCAAAGGTACCAGTTGCGTGGCAAATGACAAATTGGGCATCATGGATGCTTTTCAAAAAATCTTCCTCTATGTGCCTTGCATATAGAGCGTATTTTTCGCTTCCGATTTGTCTTTTTGCCTTCCAACTCCTTTGCGTGGCGGAAAAATATCCCTTGGGCAAGCCGAAAGGCTTCCGAAAATAGGGAAAATAAATAATCGAGTTTAACGCAAATAATTTTTCCGACTATGGCAAGAATGATAGACGACAACATCAAGAGACAGCTGAGCAAGAGGATGGATTTCTTCTTGAAGTATTTTCCTGTGAGAGTTCGCAATGTGGGCGAGGACGCAGTGGCTGCACGCCAACTGATTTGGGCGTTCAAGGATGCAAGGGACAACGCTTTTGAGAAGGTGGCGCAAATGACCGCAGCACATCTTATCAAAGTTTGTGGTGAGAAGATAAAGGACATCGTGTTTGTATGTGTGCCAGCCAGCACCCAAGCCAAGAACGAGAGTCGATACATGGCTTTCTGTAATCGTGTGAGCGAGCTTTGCGGCATCATCAACGGCTATTCGCACATATCCGTTTCAGGCGACCGCTTGGCAGTACACGAGCACCGCCATGACAAGGAAAAGAGCATCACTAAGACACAAGTGATTGAGTTTGATGAAGCCTACTTCAAAGGCAAGGACATCTATGTTTTTGATGATGTGGTAACGACCGGCGCAAGCTATGCCATTTTTGCCAATCAGTTGGAAATGTTTGGCGGAAACGTATTGGGAGGTCTTTTCTTGGGACGCACACACTATAAATATGCAAAGTGATATGGATAAGACAAAGTACATCAAAGCCAATTCCGTGGCTTTTTCGGGACATCGCACGATAGCGGAAGACCGCAAGGACGAGATAAGGAAGAAACTGAGGGGCAAGATAAGGCTGCTCTATGCTATGGGCATCACCAATTTCTATTGTGGCATGGCACTCGGTTTCGATATGTTGGCAGCCGAGGAGGTGATTTCATTGAAAGTGGAACTTCCCAATCTGAAACTTATTGCCATCATTCCCTATGGCGGTCAGAACGAGAGGTGGAATGCAAGGGAGCAAGACCGCTATTGGGATATTCTTGACAAGGCGGACGATGCTATCCTTTTGAGTAAGTACTATTTCAATGGATGCTTGCTCAGACGAAATGATTATATGCTTTCTCATTCGTGCGGACTGATTGCTTTCTTCGACGGCAAGCCCAAGGGCGGCACGTTCTACACTTGCCGAAAAGCCAAGTCGATGGGGATGGACATCATCAATCTGTACAAGTCACAAGTATAACAAACGAAAACTATAGCGTATGGACGACATCGTATCTTTGTTCGTGGTGTTCTTCGTGTTCAAGGCTTTAGGCGGAACGCTTAAAAGCCTTTTCCACGGAGACAAGCGAAATGATTTCAGAAGAGACAGATAAGGAATTGCCTTATCTGCCAAGTATTATGGGCAAGCCATACTGCAAGCATCAGTTGCAGTATGGCTCACCATTTATCTATATTGCACAAAAATCTAATTCGTTCAATAAGGATTTGTATGTTTTGCGAAACTTACTAATGGCAATATTTTTGATATTGCCTGGCTTGTTGCTTGTTATCAACTCATTCAGTAAAGCCGTGTCAGCTATGGCTGATTTCATTGCATCTACGCTCTTCTTATATCCGCATACCAATTTTGCGCCTGTAACAGACTTGAAGTGCTCAACTTCAGAGGTGTTAGCGAGTGTTTTACAACAACTAAAGTGAACTATTTTATCACGGAAGAAATCCCCGGCTATATCTGCCAATTCTTGTAAATCAACATTTCCATTCTCTCCCTCTAAACTTATAGAATGAAACCAACCATGACAAGCTATATAAACAATGTCTATTTTATCCCATTCACGTTTGTTCCTGTTGAAATACTCTATGTAGAGTTTCAAATCCTCTTTTGTCAAAATGTGCCTATAAATAGCATCACATTTATGATATTCTTTCAACATTCTAAGAATAGGCTCGCTATTCAAATCAAAGCGTTCAGGCTTTTTGTGGGTATTGAATTTCCATTCTCCCTCAAAACAAAGTATATTCTTCATAAAATCACCTTTTATATTTCACTTTCATTCTTTGGTTTTCTCTTGCCAAGCGGTCCGCTGAACTTGCCACGGTTCAGCTTCACCCCATACTTGTTGAGTATGCGGAACACCGAGCTGCGGCTCCTGAAGCCGCTGACCTTCCAGATGTCATCGATAGTGTAGTTGTTGTTATACATATTGACGATATTCCTCTCACGGTCAATGCCTTTCTTTGGAGTTGAGTTCTTGGCAGGTTTGATACCCGACTTGATATATTCCACATGGGTAGCAGCCTTGCGCAAGGCAACAACCTCTTCGGACAACGAACCGAACATGAAAAGCACATCGGCTATTGATGTACTTGGGAACAACTCCCCCTTTGAGTCAATCTTATCCTGAATGGATATTATCCTTATCACCTTCACCCTGCAAAACTCCAGGAACATCGCCAATTCCCGAACACCACGCAGCGCATTGCTGAACTTCGAGATGACCAGTTCGTCACCGCGTTCTAGACAATCCATGAGCTGCTTCCATTCCGGTCGTGTCTTCTCTTGGCTTGCACTATCTTCTATGATACGGCAGCAGCCATACTTCTCCATCCAAGCCCGGTCAAAGGTGAATGTGTCATACTGCTCCGAGTTAAATATGTAACCTACTTTTGCCATAGCTATTATACACTGATTTGTAATTTGCCGACAAAGATACTTATATTCCATCAAAGTATAATCATACTCTGATAATTATTATAGTTAATTAAAGATTGATGTACTGCACTTTCTTGGATATATTATCATTTCATATCATGCTATAAAGTATGAATGAGAATAAAATATAAAGTTTGATTTAATTTGAATGAATACCCGATAAATAGTCGTAAATTCGCACCGTAAATTTCAAACAAAGTCCGAAATGGAAAGTATAAATATTATCATATCTGCGGCAAAAAGCCGATTGAGGGTGAAATGCAAACAATCTTGCACTTCAAGTTTTCGCATATCATACTTTTATGGTAGAAAACATATATCCATGTTGTCTGCCATCATACTTGCCATTCTTTTGCTGGCATCCTGTTCAAAAAATGCCAGTGAATCATCTTTCCATGATGCAAGGGAGGCATTGGATGCGCAAAAGGTGTTCCTTTCAAGGATGAAATCAGACAAGGATTTGTCTATGGAACACCTTGCCGACAAAATATCCAAATGGCGTACTTTAGAAGACTCGGTTTCTGCTTGTCTGATGCGAGACACCATCAAAAAGGCACATTCGTTTCCGATGGAAGAATTTTCCAATGTCCATGACTCCATCCGTGACGAGTTTATGCGCATAGCTACCGCCAAGCGAAGGACATTCAAGGATGTGCTCCTGTTGAAGATGAACGCCTCCCCTTATAAAAGTAAGAAGGAAACGGACAGCCTTTCCTTGGTGGCTTCAAGGTTTTTTGAGAGTATGGACACCATACCATTATATAAAGGTGACAAGACAAGGATCATGACCACCTATCATTTCTTCTTGGAGAAGGTGAAGAAGGAAGGCATTGCCAACCAATCACAGTTCCTCGCCTTTCTGAAAACGGAGGATAGGCTGTTCAGAACATTTCTATCTCATCTATACGAGATGAGCGACGTGTCGGTTTCGCATATAACAAGTGGAACAGAAGATGTGTGCAAGATGATTGCTCAATCTTCAAGGAAAGGAAACTTACCGGCAAGGGATGCCGTGGCATATATGGCGGTTCGTACCAATCGAAGAATCATCGCCAATGCGCAGACTTGCGTTGCAGACATAAAGAGCGGAAAGGTTACTTCAGCCGAACAACAGACTGCCTATTTCTGGATGATACTGCAACCATTCCTGTCCATTGATGACTTCGGAATGGCGATGCTTTCAGAGAATCAGCGAAAGGATTTGGTGCAACTGTCAATAGATGCTTTAGGCACAATCGCCTGTCTTAGCCGTTCCTTGCAGATGGACAAGAATATGACAGACGGGTTACCAGATATGTTCATCAAGCTATACATTTCTTCATTATAAACACAATAGTTATGCTGCATAAATTTCTCAACGACTTCCTGGCACTTGCACCATTGCAGTTGCCAGAGCTTATCAACCAGGAGCGCATGGAACAGCCAGTCTATGAAGACGGCTATGTCCTGCTTGACTTCAAGTTGGAAAAGCCTTGTCCTCTCGAAGAGGTGATGAACCTGTTCGAAGACCAGATGGAACTGGTCATCCTTTACCACAAGGTGACTTCCGTACATACAGAGTTCGGACAGTTCTGCTGTGCCTTCTCCAACCCTAATTTCGGGCGGATGTACAAGATGAATGCCAGTACGGATGCCAATGGAAATGTCCACTCCGTCATGGTGACAATCTATGAGTCCTTGGAGTTCATGTACGGTGACTTGTGCCACGACATGGAACTGCAAGCGAGGACAGGCTTCTTCAAGTACAAGCGTGAAAAGGCGGACATGCTTATGTGTTTCATGTGACATTACGTTCCATTTATGAGCGACATGCAGCTTCAGAACATCGTGGACATCATCCACAAATGCCACACATGGATAGACGTTGGCAGTTCGTTCCATTGGAAAGACACCGCAGTTTCACAGCATGGCATGGTACAGACCGTCTGCTGTCGGTGTATTACCCTTCGGGCCTGTCATTCCAACAATGATTATGTCCGTGGGCAAGAGTGGCATATTCCTCTGATTGACATTGACCGAAGTGCCAAGATTCTTATGAGAAAGGATGCTGGTTTCAAGAAACGCCTTGCTTCAAATGCTTTGACAATGGTGGATGTCGAGCGACTTTTCATGGAAGTCACCTATGGAATTATTGAGTTGGAACTATTCGAAGGTTATTGACCGTTTTACATTACAATTTGATCTATGATATTCAAGATTATCTTTCTTTTCTTCCCTATGTTTCTTCTCTTGGCATCAACGATGTGCTACAGGAAGAACAATCGGATGATGCAGAGAATTTATCTCCGCATGGTGTTTTCGCATAATTTTCGAAAACTGTACACATTGCTGTTGCTGATGGCAATATTGGTGTTCAGTTTCGTGGCATATCAAGTACAGCCCAACGAGATTGGTGCTCATGTAACGGCACTGTTGGCATTGTTGCTGTTCAAGTTCTCCTATGTAGACAATCTGCTGCATAGGTTGCATGACAACAGAAAATCACGTGCCATCGCTTTTGCTGCCTCATTGGTGTTCATGTTCACTCCCCATTTGTACACATTGGGGGTGATGGTAGGCTTGCTCTTGGTGGCATCCATCTACTATCCGTCCTCAAAGGTCATCTTCAAGGCACAATGTCCTGACAGTGGCAGACACTTGGCGCAATGTCCTGAGGACATCGTGAACTTCTACTTTTAGTCCATTCTTGGAATATGCTACTTGGTACTTGGCACATTCTACAACACTCAGTCTAAAATGAGAATCATTATTTCACAACATCAACAAGACATTTTCAATGAAACATATACCAAAGGAAAATATAAAGGTAAGCCTCTCTGTCTGCTTCTTGGCTTCTCTCCAGGACCGACATAATGAGCGGTATTCCAAGCACGAAGCGTTCTGCTATCTGCTGGACAAGGCTTGTGAACACTACATGCCGAAAGCCGTAAGCAAGGAAGTGGCAGACGAATTGAAAGATTTTCAGTTTGTTACAACCAAAACTCAACTTGCAGAGGACTGGCATTGGCATCGTGCCACCGTGCGTCAGTTTCTCGAAAAATTAACGGAACATGGACTGATACACTGCAAGGAGTTTGAAACGAAATACACCATCATCACGATGATTGGCATGAAGGACGGTAACGTTCCGACAATGCGAAATAGCATATTGGAACCAATCATCCGTTTCACAATGGACAGTTGGTTCAATGGCACTTCCACTACAGAAGAGACTGCCGTTGTATGTGGGCAGATTGTAAAGGGTGCGGTAGCATTATCGCAAGAAAACAACTCTGCTTCTACATCATCTGACAACCAACTTTCATCTGATGATATTGCCACTTGCATGATTGGCAGACTTGTGGATTGTATGCCTCTTGTAGATGAGGAAGAACATAACAAACTTCAGTTGCGTAACGCAATCTTCAAGTTCTTCACTCGTGTTCTCAATCGAGACTGGCTCCAGTTGCTCCTTCTGATTAAAGAACTGCCCGACATAGCCAGTCATGGAAAGTCTGCTTCCGTCAAATTGAACACAGCTGAAGACATGAGCCTTTTCCAATCCCTATGTTCCGCTTATAAGGCTTGCTGTCCTACCTCAACAGTTGAGACAGCCGCCAAGCCAGTTGTAACCGCCAAGGCGGACAACCATAAGTAGAGTTCATTCTGTTCCATTATAGCTACCTTACGGACATTCTCCTTTTAAGACCTCACGGTTCGGTACTGGCATATCACACTCGTCGTGGCTTGCCTTTTTTAGCGCATCGGGCTTGCCCGCTGTTCACGAATTTAGGGAGTGTGGTAACTCATTACCCCTACGACCTGGAAGTCTTCGGGAGAGTGTCCGCCAAGGCAGCAAGCTGGGACACTGTTTTTACTGACACATATAAGCATATCAGAGATATGGAAAGAATAGCAAAGCAGGTTTTGAACGTAAGGGGACGTAAGGGATGCGCTACCGCTCTCAGCCGTGAATACCAACGAAACTGGAGCGACCGGGCTTGGCAGGTAGCCATTGCCAAGGGTAACTATGACCTCGGCAGACAGCATCTGAACTTCCAGATTTCCAAGGGAGGCAAGATAGCACCTATCGACAAGAGCAAATCCATTCCACAGTTGATGGCTGAGAATTTGGCTGCTCGTGGCATCAAGGACAAAAATGAGGGATTGACTGAGCCACGTTTCAGAACGGTGGCGGACTTCATATTCAGCGGTTCGCAATGGAAGATGCGTGAGCTTGCCTTCGGTGACCAAGAGGTAGTCTTCAAGCCCGGCGACAACAAGGAGAATTATGCCGTCAAGCGTATGCCTGAGATTGAGCAATGGGCGACGGACATTTATAATTTTGTCGCAGGTAAGTATGGCGAAGAGAACATTGTAGCTTTCTATGTACACCTGGATGAGACTTCACCACATATCCATTGTGTTCTTCTGCCAATCAAGGACGGCAAGTTTGCCTTCAAGGAAATCTTTGCAGGAGCCAATAATAGGGAGTATAGTCAGCGTACATCACAACTTCATGATGAGTTGGCGGTGGTCAATGAACCTTGGGGACTGGTGCGTGGAACGAGTCAGACAGAGACTCGACAGCGGCATAGACCTACGGAAGAATACCGTAAGCATCTTTCGGAAGAGTGTTCTTCCAAGGAGGAGGAACTGGACAAACTAAACAAGGCTTTAAGCGACCTTCGGGTGGAAATAGCACTGGCAGAACGTCGTGTGAAAGGTCTCTCTTCTATGGTGGAACATCTGGAAGAAGAGAAACATCAGAAGATGTTGGAGATTGACAAGTTGAAGATGCAGATTGCCAACAAGGAAGGAGATAGTTCTATCTTGTCGCAGAAGTTGGAAAAATTGCAAAATGAGTTGGCTTCCGTTGATGAGAAACTGGCTGACAAGAAAGACAAGCTCGCTGTAGCTGACCGGCAGTTGGATGAGTTGAACAAAGACATGGAGTTTGTCAAGGAGCGGACAGAGACGCTTCGACAGGATGCCATGCAGTTCTCTCGTGAAGCTCAGACTGGTGCTGGCACACTTATCAAGACAGCTATGTTGGAAAGTATGGTCACTAACTACCGTTCTACGATGGCATCGTTGCCACCTGAAATCAAAGTCGCATTTGACGGTTCGCCATTGGAAACCATAGCCGAGCACACTGCCGAAGTTCTGCATTGTGCCACACTGTTGTATCTTGGCTACATCGACCAAGCTACGACATTTGCCGAAGGGCAAGGTGGCGGAGGCGGTGGCAGCAATGACATGAAATGGGGACGCAACGATGACGAAGATGACAGGCGTTGGGCGCACCGTTGCCTTGCGATGGCAAACAGGATGATGCGACCGAAAGGCAGCAAGAGTAGAAAGCGTTAATAGAAAAAATAATCGACAAATTGAAATTTATGATTAGAAAAGCAATATTTATGATGGCATTGTGCCTATGCGGACAAATGCAGGTCAATGCAGCAACAACGGATGATGGCACGATTGAAATGGTGTCATCTCGCATAAACGAGGATATGCTTCGACAGATTGAGCCTACATACATCAAAGAAGTGGCAGTTCCTTCTGCATGGTCTTCCAACTGGTTCGTTGGTGTATCGGGTGGCACTTCCGCTTTTGTAGGAAAACCGCATGGTAAAGGAAACTTGTTCGACAGGATGAAACCTTCTCTGGCAATAAAGGCAGGAAAGTGGTTCACGCCAGAGATTGGTGGTCGATTGAGCTTCCAAGGTTTTCAGTTCAAGGATGCCAGCAAGAATGTCCGTGATTACAAGATGGTTCATGCGGATTTTCTTTGGAATGTGACCAACAGTTTTGTCAAAGACCATGCCACCACACAAAGATGGGGATTAATTCCGTATGCTGGTTGCGGTATTATCCATAACGAGGATAACGGCAAGAGTCCGTTTGTCATCAACTATGGTGTACATGGACAATATCGTTTAACAAAGCGTTTAGCTGTCAACATGGAATTGGGTGGTGCAACCACATTCCGTGACTATGACGGCGTGGGTGCATCCAATAAGTTTGGTGACAATTTGTTCACCTTGTCTGCCGGACTGACTTTCAATATCGGCAAGGTCGGTTGGAAGAAGGTTGTAGATGCCGCTCCTTATATCAACCAGAACAAATGGCTGGCAGATTACACCAATGATTTGTTGGCTCGCAACCAAAAGTTAAGCAAAGCTCATGCGGAGGATGCCAATGCCATCGCTGAAATGAGAAAGATCTTGGAGATTGAAGGATTGCTGAAAGCCTATGCCGACCGCCTGACATATTATGCGGATAGTACGGAGTATCGCATCTACCCGAAAAATAACTACAGCGGTTTAAACTCGCTCCGTGCAAGATTGGCTCACAAGGATTGGAATGGCATGGGGAAACTAAAAACAAGTCGCTCTCTGGAGTATAGTTTCTCTGTTTCCGATTCTGTTTCTTGGAACAAATATGTTGCAGAAATGGCAGGTGGAACCAAGTGCATAGGTTCGCCAGTATTCTTCTTTTTTAAGATTGGAACCACGCAGTTAGTTGACGTTTCACAGATGGCAAACTTGGATGAGCTTGCTCGTGTAGCAAAGGCTTATCATCTCAAAATTTCCGTTGTTGGTGCTGCCGACAGTGCCACAGGAAACGATGGCATCAACAATCCTCTCAGCAAGTCAAGAGCGGATTATATCACGCAACAGCTTGTGGCAAGAGGCATTGACAAGTCCATGATAATATCAAAAAGTAAGGGCGGTATTGATAAGTATTCACCAATTGCTGTCAACCGTCATACGGCTGTCAGACTATTTGCACAGTAAATGTGTTTTACTATCATTCATACGATAAGCGGTAATCTGCAAAACAATGATTATCAAAAGAAAGAGTCCGTTCGTGATGAATGGACTCTTTCTGCTATTGGTTATTTTGTTCTTTCTCCTGTCGCAAGATCTTGTTTATGACAGTGATGACTTGCTCTTGTATATAAGCTTTGAACATCGTGTCATCCTTTATGGCAAAGTCCAACTGTTCATATACTACAGTATTGACAGAACTTCTGAGTTGTTTTAACTTGTCATTTACTGGTATCTGTCGATGGGCTTGCCAATAGAACGTAACTTCATCTTGCACTATCGCTTTCAACACCATTTTCTGTTCACGGCTGAGTTTCTTGAAAGTCTTGGTTTCTCGTTCTTCGTTGTTGCCATATAAAATAGTATCGATATATTCATCGGCATCAACGATCTCAAACTCATTGTCCCCGAAAGGCAAGTCCAAAATCTTCTTGTTGCTTTTTTTCATCTCACCCATGCACTCCTTACAGATGTGTTGGACATGACCTTTCCCCGAAAATGACTCGTTCGACTTGTATTCACCACAAATCTTACAGTAATGTCCTTTATGCTTCTTCTTTGCCATATCTCTTATCTTATCAAGGGTTATGCAACTGTATGAGAATGCAGGATGCATCATCTTCCAAGTATTCTATACGACTTGGCAATTTGTTTTCTACTATAACAGAATCTATGCAATCCTTGGATTGATAAAATCCATCTGTACATAAAAACAACAAGTCCATGTCTGATATTTTTGTTTCTTGAATGGATATAGGGTTGCGGAAACCTCTTCCATTCACACAACGAGTCAGAAAGGTACAATTATCACCTTCCTTCTGGTGGTCTTCAGTAAGTTGATGTATACCTTTTTCTTTTTTGTAATATAGACGGACATTTCCTTGCCATGCGTAATAGGCAGTATAATCTTTTATGTATAAGACGGTAACTGCTGCTCCCATTTTGCAACAAAGAGCCTTGCATTTATCTGCAACAGCAATGTCTGCTTGTTCAAAAGCCTTTGCTAACAGCTCTCTTATATCCACAGAATTATGTTCTGCCAATATTTTATAAATACTTTGTGCAACAGTGGCAGCTGCGATCTCACCATATTGTAAGCCACCCATACCATCGGCAAGGATAGCGATGCAACTCCCATCTTGTAATTGTTTGCACAAGATAAAATCCTGGTTTGTATCACATAAGCCTTTTTGACTACAATAATTTATATCTATCATTATAAATCCCTTTCTTCTGTAGCAGAGCGAAACACTTCTGAAATGACTTGCCATGTTCTCCTTACTTGGTCATAATTCAAACCCGATTGAGAATTGAGAGTTTGGCTTATCAAATAGCTTCTCTCCTCCAACTGCAGTTCCTCGTCAATTTTGTCTGCATAATATACAAGTTGGTCTCGGTTCAATAACTTTGCCAAATCGTTTGCCAGCCAATAGCCACCAGCTACATATTCGTCAAAATCTTCCCAATCATACACTTCCATATACGCTTCTCGATCCAAGTTTGCCATAAGGTAGTTGTCCAATATGAACGACATATCCTCTGCATCCTTGTTTGTGGTTAGATGTCTGTCCATCCAAGCATTGAACTTCAGCAAGAATAATCCATGCAAAGAAGCTATCTTTACAGTGAATCTGTCATCAATACTAACCGTTATAGCATCAGAAAGCACTTCGTCAAACCCTTTTACGGACATGGCAATTGTTTCTTCGGGTGGCCAATAGATGTTGTCATCTTCCTTGGCGACATATCCGTATGGAACAACATCTATCTCATAGTCACCATAATAGAAGCGTTGGTGTTTTGCCTTGTCCTTCTCGAAACCATCCGCAATCAAACTATTTTTGATTTTGTCAAATTCCTGCCAGTTTGGAACAGCTATAGCCAAATCCAAGTCTCTTGTCTTTCTACGTGATGACGTGTTCAGCATCTGCTGCATGACTATATCTCTAGCGGTGGCTCCTATGATAAAGAAGTCGTGATCCATTCTACGGAAGCTATCTGTAAGTTTCTCCAACAAATCCACAAGAAATGGATTGTTTATCTTTTCACTCGAAATCTTTAAGCTCATTCTTTAACATGCGTTGCGCAGCCTCCAAGCAGCGACTATTGCCACTACCCATCAAGTCTGCATAGATTAATATAGCAGGAACAGTTCTGTTGTCTGTTTCCCAATTCCAAAATTTGTTGTACAGATGAATTTCCCCATTTGCATCTTGCTTGACGACACCTGTTCGTATAAGATGTGCTGCAGGTATTTCCGTGTATATGTCGAAAATTCCTGGTTGTAAGTAGCCATCCGTCAAGTTTGCGGCAGGTTCTCCTCCCCATGACATGCCCTTTGGCAATGCTATGTTTTTCCACTCATTTCTATTCGCTTCTGTTCGAAATGCCATTGCGCCTACCAGCAATTTGGGTTTCAATACTTCATTGTAATTGCTAACCCATAAGTCAAGCAGTTGTTTTTTGTCTTTTATTATGCGCCCGTTTTTAGTGTCACAAACAAAACCACGTCTTGCAAGTTCATCCAAAACGTTTTTCACGCTTCCCAAAGATACACCAATTTGCTCTTTTATCTCTCGATAAGGCTTCTTTATATTGTCTGCATCTTGCAACAGATAAAACACGACCTTCAATCCTGCATCTTGAAACACGGGATAGGTTTTCACCTTGGACTCTGTATTTTTCCTTCCTTGATTAAATATTTGGAAAATCAAGTTTCCTGCCTTTGTATATCTGACAAGGCAGTTTCCTGCACAGTCCAGATAGTTGATGCCTCTGTTTGCCAATTCTGTTGATACCTGCGGCGTGACGTATTGCGTAACAAGCAAGATTTGCTGCTTGTCATTGTTCATCGTTTGCATAGTCGCTAATGTCGGATTTAATGTGGCCTTGGTTATGTTTTCCCTTACATGACACACAAAATCTATATTCATTATCTTAACAGTGACATCATTTTCATTGGTACAATTTACTTTGACGGCTGTTGTTGACACAACATCCCCCACAGGAAGGCTTGCTCTAAGAGCATCCAATGCTTGGTTTATTATGATATTGTTTGCCATCATTTTATGTTATTTGTTCAATATGTCAGTTGTGTTCAATTTGATTGAACGTTGCAAAGATAATGAACAAAACTTAAACGAACGAACTTTTTGTTCAATATTTCATCTTGTTCAATACTATTTAACATAGTGCGAAGATTGAACAGGGATATTTTCAGAAATACAATTCCCGAAAAGTGACACAAATGACAAAAAACGGGAATGCTCGAACTGTATATGCCGGTTCTAACAGATCTCTCTATTATCAAAAAGCGGTAATCTTACCAGTTTTAGTCACTACACGTCTCCCATACCCCTTCATCCTCCCTTGTTTTTCCTTAGCAAATTTAGTTCAGCCCACCAGACCGTCAAGTACCGCCTTGCTATTGGCTGGTTATTTCTTTAGCAGCCTTCCGCCAATCAAAGATTGGGGTATTCCAATGAAATAATCACCCAATTCCTTGCCTTGTCTGTCTCCATGCCCGAACTCTTGATTGCACGTAAAATCAATTCTCTCGATGAAGTCGTAAAGGCTTCGAGAATAGGGAAGAAAAAGAAGTTTCACAATTTAATCCGAACAGATATGAACAATATGATTAACGAAAGAGACAAAGAGTTTGCCACCGAGTTTTCACGCTTCGTGAATGGAAAAATGGGTTCTGCATCTAAGTTGGGTGCCGAGTTTGCCAATGACCACCGCTTTCTTGTAAACGAGAAGTTCAAGGTGATGATGGCTTTCATGGAGCAGTTATCTATAAACTATCAGAAGGGCTATTATGACCTTCGCAATGAATGGGCTTGCACTTTGGCACATGCAGCCATTGAAGCCTTACGTGAGCAGCAGCTCTACTATCCATCTTCATCAGAGTATTCACCCAATAAATAATGCAGTTATGACAAGCAGATTGATTACACCTCAGTTGGCGGAGCAGTTGAAGCAATATCCGCTTTATTCACAGGACGGCAAGAAGAAGGATGCCATTTGCCAATGCGTCTTCTTCATCGGCAAAGTCCGTTGGTATGTATTGGAAGGTCAGCCGGAAGGCAACGACTTCACGCTGTTCTCTATCGTTGTCGGTCTTGCCGATACAGAATATGGCTATGCTTCCATCAAGGAAATGGAAAGTATCAGCGTGGATGTCGGACATAACCTTCCCAAGATACCGATATTGCAGGACAAGAGCTTCAAGCCTTGCCCAATCGGAAACATTCCTGACGAGAGATTGCAGTCGTTCCTGTCTGATATGTATGACAGGGAAGAAGCTTAAACCACACATCAGCCGTAGGCTTCTTGCCTATGGCTGCTAAAAATCAAACGATATGATACAGCAAAAGATAACGGAGATAGCCGAAATATTAGGATGGAGCGTTGATTTCTCCGAGCCACAAAACGGCAAGACAGATGTAAACTTCGCCAAATACACTTCCTATGGTCAAGATTTCAATTTCAGCGTGGAACTTGAAGGCGATGATATGGAAGCCTTCATCGACAATATCCATGAGTATTATGAGAACTTTGATGTTGACGAGGAAGCGTACATTTGGATTGGCTCAGACGGTCACGGCAAAAATGGTGCACCTTACCACATTGCCGATATAGTCAAAGACATGGAGGAAGCCGAAGTAATGATGGCTGACCTTTACGAGGCGTTCAGACAATATTATTCACAGTTGGAACTTCAAGCCGTATGACAATAGAACAATATCTTTACCGCCTATGTCGAAACATTCTCTATGAGCGTTTCGACTGGCGCAAATACCTTACCACCCGAAGCTATTTCGGCAGAGACCTTTGCGTCACTCCGCTCCATGTCTCCTATGGACAAATTGGCTATACCATCCATTTCCCTTACTCTCGTGACCCAATGCCCGAACTCGCATACGATTGGGAAATGAACGACCTCACCATCGATGAGGAAGATTGGAAGAAATGGCTATCACCCGAAGAAGATGATGAGAAGGAAGAATAAAACTCCCAAAACGAAAAATCCAAGATGCTTACACATTATTATATATGTGCGCATCTTGGATTTTTGCATGTTTACCACAGATTGACTCGTTACCGACGGAACGCAGACCGTGCGACTTTTTCCTCTTCTACCTCAGTCTGCTCATTATCATTTGATGATGCAGATTGCTTCATGTCCTTTTCTTCTTTATCTTTTTTCGAAACCGATACATCCTCACTCTGCAGCTCCTTCATTTCCACTGCCACCTCGTCAATTCTCTGCGTGAGAATAGACGTTGCCTTTTTCACATCCATCAAGGTGGTCTTGATGAAACTTGGCGACTCCTTCAGACTGCCGAGCCACGATTTCAGATAGGCGGCACTATCTTCCTTCAGATTCTTGGTTATGCCATACTTCTGGCACACCAACGCACTGCCCAACTCTGCAACCAGTTCCTCACGTGCATATTCATCGGAACCGAAGCCCGACTGCGGTTTGAGACGGTTCAATTGACCTTCCGCTCCTGTCGAGTGAACCATCTCATGAAACGCTGTTCCATACCACGACTCACCGTCTTTAAACTGTGCCTTCTCAGGAATGGTTATCTGGTTGCGGGAAATGGAGTAGAACGCATTGTCCTGGTGTTCTATATTGATGGGGCAAATCCATTTCTGCTCCTTGAACATCCGGTCTACAGCAGGAAACGAATACATGTCACCTTCCTTCACCAATGCCTTTTCTGGCTTGTTCTCTGCTTCCAACTTGGCATACAATTCAGGTCTTGCCTCCTTCAGATTGGTCTGTGCCACATTGAACACCTGGTACACATTCAACTTCGGATAGACATTATACTCCTTCTGCTCCTCAGCACTCATTCGCTTGTAGTCGTCATAGGGTATCTTTTCTTTTGTCTCCTTGTGTACAATGGTGAAACTTGTCAGCATCACGGGAAAACTCTTCTCTCCCTTATTGATGCCAACCTTGGGCAACGGCTCGCCATTGGCATCCACCATCTGCTTCTTGTTACCTTGCTTGTCGGTCTGATAGTTCAAACCCACTGCACGGTTAAAGGTGCAGAACACTGGCAACTCGTAGCCTTTCTTCTCGCAGAGCATGGTGAGCAACAAGGCATTCATGCCGTTATACTCTCTGCCAGACAGGTTCTTCGGCCAACTCAATGTACCTTCCGTAAACCAAGGTTTTTGCCATCCGTCCTTGCTTCCCAACGACTCGATTTTCTCTATCATCATGTTGGCGAAGGTGTCCAAGGCTCTGTCCTCAGCATTCTTTCCATCGCCATTATTCTGTGGACTCTTATTGTAATATGCCATACTTGCTAATTGTTAGGATGATACGGTTTCTTCTCCCACTGGTTCAACTCCGCCACCTTGCAGCCTAAGTTGAGTCTGTCGTTATACACCGAGATTTCCAACTCGCCCTTTGCCTCGATGGTGGCTTTCGACTGCAGCCATTCTTCCTTTTCTTCCGAGAACCGGACAAAGCGCACCCATGTAAAGGCAAATTCTTCTCCAATCTTCTCTGCACTGAAAGCAGAAAACATCAGGAAAGCCTTACCTTTTTTGCCTTTCTTCATATCAATGTCCTTACCGACCTTGCCCTTGAACTCCATGTCGCCCACGATGCCATCCTTGCTTTCCGATACAGGCGAAAGGTTCACTTCCGATACCTTCAAGTTGAAATACAGGTTGTCGTCTTTCTTCTTGAAGGTCAACACACCTTTCAACTCAATGCGGTTGCCCACGACAATACCTTCCGAATCGTCACCATCCATGATGCAACTGACAATCACGGTCTTGTTGATACCACTTTTGGCTGGCACCACCACATCCACGGAATATGTCGTAAAAGGCATTCCGTCCTTCCCATTGCGAACCACTGCAGCCTTGCTGACGGTTCCGCACACACTTACGTTACATTTTATCATAGCTCAAATACTTTTTTATTCGTTTTCAATCGACCAAGATGTGGAATCTTCAAGTATCTGATTATTTCCAAATGTCAATCATCCATCATGGGTGCTCTGGTGATTTCTCGAAACAGCCAAACTCCCACCATAACATTGAACCCGATATATCCGACAGCTGCATACACTCCGCCCAACAAATAGGCACCGAATGCCACTGCCGTAAATAGCGACAGTCCCATCAATAGTGGAACCGCTACCGCTAACCATCTTTTCATTTTTTCCTTCATGTCCTTACTTTCTTTGCATTGTCTGACTTTGACCTTCTTGCTGTTCCAGGACTTGCTCATAGTTTTGCGATGCCTGTTGCGTCAGCACGATAGTATTCACCATTCCAGCGATGCGCATTTTCTTGGCATCATTGCTCAGGTTGGTATCACCCAACACTTGCGACAATCTACATAACTCCGCATTGGTCAGCTCTCTCGTCACTTTGGTAGTGCCATTGTCCGCTTGCAACACAGCCTTTCCATTGTCGCCAACGCTCAGCACACATTCATTCATAGTCGGTATCAACGGTTTCAAGTCCACCTGCCTTTTGCTTACAGCTTCTGAGATTTGCGCTTTTTGCTCTTCCTCGCTTTTACTGTCTATTTGCACAGCGAGGGCAAGCAGACTGCTATACATGGTAGTCACCAATCCCATTATCGGGTCTGCACTTGACAATCCTGTGCTTGCGTCCTCGGATGAAAGCAGTTTCTTCATCCAATCGTCAGGTGACAGACTCGTGTCCACTGCCGAACTATTTCCCTTGTATTTTGCCAACAGGTCATTGCCGTTATACAATGCTTGTTGCTTCAGATTGCCTTTCTGCGCTATCTCCGCCAAGTACGATGCAGGATCCACGTCCCTTGTCTTGCCGTCTGCCGATATGGTCTTCACCCCGAAATGCAGATGCTCACCTGTGGTTCGCGTTCCAGTATTGCCAGATACACCCAACTTCTGTCCTGCTTTTACCTCGTCACCCACCTTCACGACGATACTGTCCAAGTGCATATAGGTGGTTTGCACCTTGCTTCCATCCGATCTTGCGTATTCCACTGTCACAGACTTGCCACCGCCAGTATTGGTATTGTGGTTCACAGCTACCACCTTGCCACCATTCTCGGTTGCCAACACATCATCATGCTTGGCTCTGATGTCAATGCCCTTGTGCATCTGCTGTTTGCTTTTGTCCATAGGGTCTTGACGCATACCGAATGGAGAAGTGACAAACAAGAACTCGTCCCTTTTCACAGGGAATGAGTATTTGTCGTTGGTTGTTTGAGATGCTGTTTGCTTCTTTTCGTCATTATTGGATGTCGATACCGAAGACGATACCGTTGCAGAAGTCCTTGCATTCTGTTCTACGCCGAACTTCTTGCCCTCAGTCCTCATTTCTTGCATCACTTGTTGGTCATACTTCTGTAATCCATTGATCTCGATAATCTTTTGCAAACTGGCTGCATATCCTCCATTGGTGGCATAACCGCCTCGCTCAATACCTTTTGTCCATCCCTTGTAGTCGTCGGGAGAGAGTTTGAAGCATTGGCTGTAGCGGCTGCTGTTCTTCAATATTTTGGAATGGTGTTCGTATGAGTCACCCACCGTGGCATACTTGCAGAACTTCTCATTCGGTTTGTCATCGGTATAGACAAGATAATCGCCACCGTTCTTCAACCAACTTTTCGAAGCCTTCACGCCAAAGTGGTTGTTGCCCAACTGCGACAGTTCACTCTGTCCATTACGGCTTTCTAAGATGCCTTGCGCCAAGGTGACGGAAGCAGGGATGCCATATCGCTTCATTTGTTCCATCGCCTCGGCAGCATATCTTTCTGCATATTGCTGATTCTTGCTCATGTCTTTATATCCTCATTATTATCGTTTCATACCGCCAGAACGCTGCTGTTCCTCAGTATTTTGCTCCTCTTGCTTCTGCTTGGGTGCCTCCAACTGGTCACAGATAGCTACTCGTTCTCCTGCTCGGATAAGTTTGGGTAGATAGGTGTCCAAGGCATGATGTGGAAAGCCAGCCATGTAGGGACCAGTTTGGGTGTTTCTCTTTGTCAATGTAATCCCCAACACTTCCGCTCCTCGTTTGGCATCCTGTTCATACATCTCATAAAAATCACCTACACGAAACAGCAGCAAAGCATCTGGATGTTTGGCTTTCAACTCCTTCCATTGCTTCATGATGGGAGAGTCCTTGGTCTCTTCCTTCTGCTTACCCTTTGTTTCTTCCTTATTTTCCACAGTAGCGTTATTATCTCTTTGAACAGTTGCATCCTTTTCTTCCCTAATATCTTTCTTTTCCTCAGAGGAAGCTTGCTTGTTCTCTTCCTCATGATATTCTCGATGCTCTTCCTCATGCTTATCGGTGGAGACTTGTGTTTCTTGCTTCACCTCGGTTTCCTCAACTTGCTTTTCTGATGCCGTCTGCTCCTGCGCCTGTCCTTTCTGCAGGATGTCGGCAAACAGGGTAGCAGCAAGATGCTTTTTGTACTCGTTCTTGTCTTCGGCAATCCACATTCGTTGCCATTGGCTTGGCGATACCACACGAGGCTGCAACTTGTCTGCGCCATCAATGGTGGCTGCACACAGAATGACATCGTTCTTTGCCTTGAACACGTTCACTTTCTGTATGCGGTTCATGTCCACCTCGTTGTGCTGACCACTGCCAAACAAGTCCACCTTCAGGTCAGGCTTTGTCTCTGCCATCGCATAGTATTTTTGTGCCAGTTCCACCCTCAGACTATCCATCGTGTCCTGCGCCTGTTTTAATGTGGTGAAGAAGCGGTTCAAATCCGCCTTGTCGGGATAGATGGAGAATGCCTTCTGTCCTTCAGGCTTGATATACATCGCCCAACGTTTGTTGTCATCCTGCACCATCTGTATGCGGTCGAAGCCCACCTGCTTGCTCTGGCTCACGGCATCACTCACGTCTATCTTGGATATATCTTCCAACTGCCAGTTCTTCAATCTTGCCACAGTGATGTCCTTTCCTGCAAAATAGCTGTCATCAGGATGGTAGCCCAAAGCGCCATCGGGATTATAGAACTTGACAGACTGAAAACCTTCCTTCTGTAAGGCATGTTCGATGCGCTGCTTGCTCATGCCCGAAACCTCGTTGTTCACTTCCAATGATGCTCCTGCAGGCAACACCACATCGGCACTCTTGTTTTCCTTGTCTCTTACAATCACCACAAACTTCTGCTCGCTGTCAGGATGCTTGGCTATCTCATCTGCCACAAAGTAGTGTTTGGGCATCTGCGCTTGCATCTCGGTGGTCTGCTGCTCGTTCTTCAAGGATGAATATTCTATTTTCTCGCCACGCTCTGCCTTGCGGATAACGTCCAAGGCATTGTTCACATCACTCTCTATGGCATCTATCAGACATGGATTTTCTTTCAGTTCACGGTTCCAGTAGTCCACCAGCCCCATATTCTCCTTGGAAATCTTGGCTGGCATACCCATTTCCATCATCTTGATGCCCGAAGCCAGTTCCACAACCAGTTTCTCTTGCTTCACGGCATCCTCCGATGGCGCAATGCCGTTTTTCATCACCATGCCCTCCCTTGCCAGTCGCTGTTGATGTCCTGTAGCACTCACCACTTGGCGCAGCATTTCCTGCACATAATCGCTATAATGCTCAAAGTTTTCTTGCTTTGGCATATACACAGCATCTTTTTCTGTGTCATAGTGTGCCACTCCGCTTCCGTCTTTGCGCACCGCCATCAGGTTTTCCTTTATCTTCTGGATGAAGTCATTTACTTGGCTACGCAATGCCTTGTCTTCATTCGCACCGACATTCGCCTTCACCACATCTTCATATTTCTCCTTGTCTTTCAGTGGCAGCATGGTCTGGTCGATGTTAAACAGCACTCGTATTTCCCGATTATGTATGCCCTTGTACTGTGTCTGATCGGTTGCCGACAATTCCTGGTAGTCCTTTCTGCTGATGATGTCTTCCGGATTATGTCGGTTCACATACTTGTTCCACGCATACCAGTTGAACGGCACACCTCTCTCATGCGCCATCACAGACTCGTCTCGCTTCTTGGCTTCACTAAATAACGTGTAAAGATTTGTAGAAAATCCGTTCTTGTCGGAGTTCAATCCCATCACGAGGGCATTGAACGGACTCACTGCCGCTCCCTTTGGGTAAAACCGTGGATATTGCTTTCCTTGCTCATTCAGCCAGACACCCTTGTTGTCGGCTGCTTTCGACAGGGCCTCGGTAATCAGTGACACTTGACGCTCTGCCGCATTCTTCTCTTGTGGACTTTTCTCTTTCATTGTATGATTGTTTTACGTTTTATCTTATCTTGAACGTTGGATGACTTCTCGCTGCTCTGCGTTTTCCATCGCCTCGTTTCTCACATTTCTCACTTCTTGCTCGCCATAGTTGCGTTCTGCCATCTGTCTCATCTGGTCACTCTTGGCAAGCACGGCATTGGCAAGGGTGTTGAGTGGTAAGGCTCCTGCTTGATATGCTCCAACCACATGCTCTGGCAGTTGGATGGTGTATGGCACTCGGTCGATGGTTGCCACTAAACAGTTGCCTTGCAGCACAGGGTTGGCTATTCGGGGATTCAACGGTTCGTCTGGATAGGACTTATATTGCACTGCTTGTGCTGTTGTATTATCGTATGATACAGCATTTCCATCATTGCTTTCCCGTTTGTTTGCCAATGCTTCATGTCCTGCCTTGTTCAGCAGATTGGCACCGCCCATACCGATGAGCGTCATCTTCAGCAATGGATTTTTCACAAACATTCCTGCAAGAATGGCGGCTATTGGCATCATGTTGTCCTTCAAGCCTAATGATTGCGTCTTGCCAGTGAACAGTCCAACAAGGATGTCGGGCAACATGGCTATCACATAGCCGAGGTTATTGCCGATGTCGCTGAAACCATTCAGTCCGAAGTTCTTCAACAGCCCTTCCCAACCGTTGCTGTTGTCATTTTCAGGTTGTTCTTGAAGTTCTTCCTCTGATTGCGCTTGCTGTTGTTCATCAGTTTCTGTTTGTTGCGCCTCTGCCTCTTTCTTTTCTTGGATGATGCGCTCTGCCTCTGCAATCTTGGCTGCGTCGTGCTTGGCTTTCTCTTCCAGATAGGCATCCTCCTTGCCTGGTGCCACTATCAGCGGTACATTCTTGTATTTCGGATCGTTCCGTTTCTCTTGCTCTTTTTGGAAAGGAAACTTAAAACTGTTATCTGTCCATGTCATAGGCGTAAATGCTTTTTGTGGGATATGTATCTTATTATGGAGTTTGCTGTTGAGCGTCTTGACATAGCCATTGTCGGTGGCATTCACTTTCTTGGCTTGTGAGCGAAAAACAGTGAAGGCATTGCCGTTCTGTCCGAATGCGCCCTTGCTGATGCTCAATTCCATGGCTTGCTCTTTCCGCTGTTCGCCGTTTCCATTCTTGGAATCGAGGATATAGCCCAATGCCATGTCGCTCCCCACCAAGGTTGCCAATGACTTCCAACTACCGATACCGCCCATAGTCACGGCATCCACTACCGAGGCGGTAGCCCTTCCAGCAAACTTCTCCGTCTTGCTTGGCTTATAGGCTTTCTCGCCACGAGCTTCTATCTCAGCCGTCAATGGTGACTTCATCAGTTCTTCTTGCAGTCCCCAGATGCTGTTTTGTGCTGCCTTTCGCAAGATGTAGTCCATCGTTGATTTGGGTGTATTGTCCTTGACGAGCTTCCCAATCATCAGGTCTTCCATCCTTTGTGCAACGTATGCGTATGCCAAATCCTCGCCACAGGCTTTCGACAAAGCGTCATATTTGCTTCGTCCAATATCCTTCACCACGGCATTGCGCCACTCGCCAGCAAGAAGAGCCAAATCCTTCACGATGTTTTTGTCCTTCCATATCTTCTGGTTGCACATCGCCAGATAGTCCTCCGTGGTTTTGCTGTTCCATTTGCCTGTTTGCTTTAGAACAAACTCGGTGTTGTCGGCATACGGATTGGCAGAAGCAAGCACTCCTGCCAAACTGCTCTGGTATCTGCCTCTTTCCTCCAGTTGCTTGTGAGTCAAGTCATCTCGCACCTGTTTCATCACAGGTGCCAGCTTGCCGTCAAAATATCCTTGAAGGCAATACTCCAGTTCTGCAAAGCGTGTCGGGTTCTTGATAGTACTCATTATAGCGTTACGTTTAGTTGACCTAATATCTGTTCTCTTGTCTGCTCGATGGCTTGGTGATACACTTCCATCTGCTTTGGAAAGTATTCCTCCAGCCAAGCGTCCTTCTCTATTCTGTCATGGATGAAGAGGATGGCTTGCTGCAGTTCTATCTCCACGGAGCATTCTCCTTCCTCTCGGTTATTGAACCACGCCTTTGTCCACCATCTCACTCCTGCACGGTCGGGATAGACGCTCACCAACCTTGGAATATCAAAGCTCTGCACATCGATGTCCAGTTCAGCAAGCGGGTCGATGATGCCACTCGTCCTTATGGCTTCGTCATGGAGTTTTTTTTTAGAACTTCGCTCAATGTGGACAGATAGATGCCATGCCGCAATGCCAGATAGTTCAAGAAATCCGCAATCAGCAAGTTCTGCACCTTGCAAGCCAAGGGCATAGCTCTCTGCCCGATGCCTAACGGATTGCTGATGGATGGCATAGCTTCATAGAAATAGTGTTTCGCCGCTGACAAGGTAAAGATGTTCCTTAGCGACTGCTCTGCATGTTGCGGTGTCACATACATACCTTTATACAGGTCTTCCATATACGATGGCATGAAGCGCAGCATCAATTCTTCTATCTCTTTCTGGTCTTTGTCATACTGTGTGGCTATATTCATGTCGTAGGTCTCAAACTCAGGAAAACCTGTCTTACCGGTCTGTTCCATTGCCTTCACATTGCCATATAGCATGGTCAGAAAATCAATCGGATTGATTTCCTTGCCATCAAACTTCACCTCGAAATGCAGTCTGTCACCGCTCAATGCCACGATGTTTCCTGCCTTCACGGTTTGTCCGAAGTTCACGAACACGTTGGCAAGGTGGGCGTAGGTCACTTCATATTTGCTGTAGCGTATCACTTGGTAGATGCCGTGTGTCGCATCATTGCCAATGCCCGATACCGTTCCGCTTGCCAAGGCAGACAGCAGATAGTGATTTGCCTCAAAGTCCAGTCCGTGATGGAAGAACACGGTTCCTGTTACAGGATGCTTCTGTTTGCCATAGCCAAGTGTCAGTTCCACATCCTTGCCTCGCTCCTCAAAGGGCATGCAAAAGCCGCTTTTTGATTGCAGCATCATTTCTTCTGTATATCTCATGTTGTTGTTGTTTTTATGTTTATCGTTTCATGCCACCACTGCGTGTGGTCGTTTCTGCTTCGTTCACATTTCTTCCTTGACCGCCATCACCACTGACAATGTTCTTGATATTGGAATTGTTGCCGATGAGCATCATGCCGAGCATGGCTCCTGCTATCTTGCCAAGCCATCCGAAACGTCCGAAAGTGAGGAACGCTGCTGTTACCAGTCCTGCAAGGCTCAGTCCAGACACGTTTCCTTTCCCTAAGTTCTTGAAGAAGTTGCCGAACATCTCCAGTCCGTTGCCTCCGAAGATGCCACGGAAGAAGTTGCTCATTCCGCTCCACTTACTGTTGATGTCGCCCATGGCACCATTCACAGCATCCACAGCTTCTCCTGCCTTGTTCTTCAGTCCTTTCACGTCTTCAACAGCTTCGGATATTTTCTCCGTGGTGTCTTTTCCTACCACCACATCACTGGCTATCTCCACCATGCTCTTGTCGTTGACAAGGTTCTGCCATGCCACATATCCTGCTGCGCTGCCCACAGCGGCTGTTTTCATCGCACTTCCTGCGCCTTTTAGTGCTTGGGTGGGATGCACAGCCGTATTGCTTGCAGATTTCAGTCCTTGCTTGGCGACACTACCTGCACCTTTCAAGGCACTGCCGCCATACTTTGCTATCTTTGCCCATATACTCATAGTCGTATCTTTTTATTGTTATTTGATCTTTCCGTTTCGCTTCCATCTGTTCATGCAGTCCTTCACGATGGTTTTCTTGTCTGCCTTGTCGTGGCTACCTTCCTCTATCTCTGCCCAGATGTCCGCCATCGAGGTGTACTTCACCGCCTTGGTCAGCCGTTGCAGCCTTTTGTTCATTACCTTCAGCTTGGGGCGGATGCCGAAAACGATTTCCACTCGTTCTTTCTCGGTCATCTTGTTGCCTGACAAGCATACAAGCCTAATGTCATTTACTATCTCCACGCTGCCCATAATCAACTCCCGATAGATCTTGTTGCGCTTGGCTGACAGTGCCACAGCAAGGGCATTGCTCGGATGTTTATCCAGTTGTTTGGTGAATCCTCCCAAGTTATCCACCAACCGGTCTATCTCGTGATAGAAGCCATATATCTGTGCAGCATACACCACGATGGAGCGGAACGAGTTCAAGTAGTTGTTGAACTCTCGTTGCAGATTGGTGGTTCCTTCCACTTCCTCTTTCAACCAGATATGCCCGGTGGTCTGCATCAGCATCACCTTCTCCTGGTTCTTCAACTCCTTTTCAGCCTTGTCTGTATATGCGTATATCATTCCTGCCAACACAGGGTCGTTCTGGGCTTGCACATTGCAGACGGAAAGCAACATTATGCCAAAGCAAAATATCCATGTTCTCATACTCAAATGTTTTTATATTATTATGGTGTACTGACTTTGGCAGCTCTCCGCCACCGCCCCAATGCTTGCGTAGCAATCTCACCATTACTTCTGTCTATCATCCCTGCCGTGACATTGTTCCACACATCACTCATGGTGTAGTAGCGGATGCTTAGATACAGTTTGTTGAGCTTCTTCTGAAATGCTGACAACTTATCATTCAATGCCCACAAAGTCTTCGAACGGTCTGCTCCTGTCAACATATTCTCCGTTCCTCCTTTTGCCACGGCATCATTCAACAGATTGAAAACCGATACCAGTTCCGTTGCCGTCTCGATATACAGGTTGTTCATGCTCATACTTGCCACGATGCCTTGCGGATTGTTCTTAATGGCTGTCTTCAACTTGGCGAGCGTGATGAAAATCTTCACGCCATCATCATACAGATGGGTACAGGCTTTCAGCGAAGAGGCATAGCCGTTCACTGATTTCAGGTAGCTGTTGTACTTCTTCTCCCATTTGTGTATCTGGTTAAACTCAGCAGCCATTGTATTCTGCAACAACGCCGTCTTGGTCTGTCCGTTGATTTGCTTTTCAATCTCACTGTTGATAAGTTCATTGCCTTCTGCCAATGCCATCCATTCCAATGGATTGGATGACACCAATTGTGCCTTGGCTTTCGATGCCGTTGCTATGCCGATAATTGCTATCAACCATATCTTACCTATTTGTAATCTCATAGATGCTCCTCCTGCGTTTGCTGGTTTCTACTCGTTCTCTGATGGTTGTCACCAAGTTTTCCTTCATCGGTACTCCGATAATGTCAAGCCTTGGTGTCGTTCTGTCTCCAGAATATATGCTCACGGTTTTCAATCGGAATAGTTGCTGCATGAATGTTTGACTTTCGTTGAAATCCACCACACGGTATAGTTCCAGATAATCTACTTCCCGATGAAACACGCCATGCTCAAACACTAATTGTTCGTTACTGATGATGTACCGCATCCTGCATAGATAGACCATTCGATATGCCAAACATAGGGAAAGCAAGAGCGAGAGGACAAACACCAAAGTGGAGAGAACGGCATCATCAATACCTGCATATACAAAACCTACACTTATAAGCACAAGCAAGTGCAGCTCGTTGATGACGAACTGCATCCAATGGGGCTTGATGATGATGTTTCTATACCGATATGTCTGCTGCATAGTTCTCCTTTTTGATAATGACACCGTGCTTTATCTGCGGAAGCCCGATGTCTGTTCCTCTTTTTCCTTCTGTTTGGCTTGCTCTTGTTGCCTCTCAGCCTCTTGCGCCTTGGCGAACTCGAAATAGTCGAAGTCTATCTCTCCTTGGTCTATCAACCGTTGGTCTCGTTTGCCAAGCAAGGCATCGTTCCAGTCTTTATATTGTCCCAAAGGATGAAAGGCTTGCACCGTGAAGTCTGCAAATCCCATTTCCTTGGCGATTGCTTTGAAGTTCTTCACAAAGCCACGTCCTGCCTCGTCTTTGTCAAAGCCCAAATAATGGTTCGCTTGTCGGGTCTCTTCCAGCATTCCCTTTATTTGCCCCTTTGTCGGTGTACCTCCGGTCGAGATATACACGTTCTTCACTGGATTGATTTGGTACTCTGCCATAGCATCGTATGCACTCTCAAACCATTGAATATTTGTGGCTTCTTTCAATGGCTTACCTGTCAGGTTGACTATCCACAATCCTTCACTGCTGTTGCTTCCTTCCGCCTTGCCCTTGTATGCCTTGCCGTCCTCTCGTCTCGGTCTGCCTCGCTCTTCCAATCCAACGATGCTGTCCGGCTTGGACGGCAAGGATAGTGGAAAGGCGAGATTGGCAAAGTTCAATCCGTCATTTCGACGCTTGGTCGCCAAGAAGAAATGCTTGTGAAAGGCGAACTGGGTTCCCATGTTGATGCCTCTTTCCTTGAAATAAGGATAGTGTTTCCGTTGGGTGTCCTTTTCCCTTGGGTTGAAACGCAAGATGTCATAGTCTGACAGGTTGAAGGGCTTGGCATCTCGCTTGGGTTCTGCCACTCTGCTTTCACGCACGTCAATGGGATTGTTCAACAGTCTGTTGCATACCACATTCACCAGTCTGTCCAATGACATCCCTGGCTTATAGTCGTCAAACAGCGTCGGATGCTCCTTGATGAAACCTATCACATTATAGTTTTTCTGTTCTGGTGGCTGAAAACAGCACTTGCCATTGCCTGTGACAATAAACTTGTCGCCTCTCACTCGCTGTCCATGACTGTCCACCTTTACATACGACGGATAGCGCAAGCCATCTCGTTTGTTCAACTGATAGCCTGCGTCCACCAGCAGCTCCTGTATGTTCAGACGCTGTAAGAAATCATTATATGTCAGTTCGTTGTTTGCCATAAGCGTATTCCGTTATAGTCCTTTCCCCATGTGAGGATGCAATACTTCTTGGTTCATGGCAGCCTCAAAGTTTCTCGCCGCCACATCCATTGGCGTATCTACTCCTGGCTTGAAGTAGGGACGAGGTGGCGCAGGTGCTGCACCATGATGGTGGTCAACTATCACTACAGGTGCGCCATGTGGACGATGTAGCTCACTGCCTACTTCTGCAGCAACACCCAATCCTGCTAACAGTGCAGCTCCAATCTTTGTTCCCAAACTGGTACGGTCTTTCATATCTACCTCACCGAATATCTTGGAAAAAAGTTTCATGCGATGGTAGTCATCCACTGCCATGAACTTGTCATACTGCTTCTGCGTTATCTCGTGGCTTACTCGCTCACCGTTGATGATGGCTGTCATGAGGAACTTGCCTTCTTGCTCCGCTGGCTCCACTCGTATCTCACCAACAGTTACTTCTCTGCCATGCTTGCCTTCACGGAACCATCCCTTGCTCTCGTCCAAGTCCTGCCCATCCACAACACCTACTTTATTGTTCATAGGTTCTTGCTGCACTTGCAGTGGCTCGACGGTAGATTGCAACTGCATCTTGCCGTCCAACTCCTGCTGCACCTCTGGACGCAAACCGATATGGATGCGCTCCTTGCTGTTGAGCATGTCCATCGTTATCTTGTCTGCGAAATCGTCCTTGATGACATTATTCAATATATCCAGTCGTTTGGCTACAGATACTTGCTTGACAGAATTGTTGGTCAATGCCTTCAATTCATCGTCGGTCAAGTCATACACCATATCACTTTTGGTGCTTTCTGATTGGATGGTGAGTGTCTTTGCCTTCTCATCGATGATGATACCGTGTGAAGACAGGCATTCCTGCCATTGATCGTTGGAGAAATATACAGGTGAGCTTATCAGTTCCTTGTAGGGTTTGGCTGGCTCTTGACTTCTTGGACGTGTTTCTACAGGTGTCATCACGGCTTGCAGGTTTTGTAATACATCTGCTTGTGATGCTACTTGTTGCTGTCCTTTATAGTAAAAGCCATAACCTCCAGAGGTTAACTCACCAGGTTTCAGCCTTCTGTCTGGTCTTTCCGCTACCATTGGTGCTCCTGCATAGAACATCTGTCCTCCGACTCTGCGTAGATGATAGCCGTCCTGCATTCTCGGTGTCCAACCTAAAAACTCTGGACTCCATCCTAACCGTCCGTATTCTCCAGTACCAATCCTATATCCATGCAGTCCCATAGCCACTCTTCCATTGGCATTTCTTGCATGGACAAGGTTTCTCGGCATATAGAAGTCTTTGCCGATGATGCTGGTAAAGACATTGTACGCCTTCTTGTTGGCAGAATTGGTTCCCCAATCGGTCAATGCCAACATCTGTTTCTCGGTGAGGTTATAGGTCAGCAGTGGGGAGTCATGTCCCTGTACCGCTAACTGATAACCGTCACCGTTGGCTATGATATGGGCTTGCATACCATTGCGCATCAAGATGTCACGCATCTCTGGCTGCAAGTCCATCTGTCTTGGATTCAAGTTCTTTCTTATCGCCATAGCATGATTTTATTAAGCGTTCTCTTTTTCCATTCCTTGCTCCAACAGCTCGTCCTTGTACTTCACAAACTGTTCCGCACTCTCGTTGCCGATGCACAGGGCGTGTTCCTTGCAGTATTCTTGATACTCGTTCTGCCATTCCTCACTGAAATGGTTCACATAATCAAGCCAACCGTATTCGCCGCTCTGCATCTTCTCCACGAGAATGTCTTCTGTATAATAAGGTCCTTTTCTCATTTCTTCCCTAAGTTTGATGTTTTACGTTACTTCCTTGCGACAGCCGATGCATGTCTTCCGGCAGCTTTTTTTTGCTCATTCCACAGTTCTTCGGTATATTCCTCCTCTGGAACATAGTCAAGATTACCGTCATCATCCATTACCCAACAGCCATAGATGCCGAAGGTGTATTTGTCCCACTCTCGCTTGCCCTCCTTGCGCCACAGTTCACCATCACCGTTGGCGAAGCGGATGCCAGTATCGCTCTTCAGGTCGATGCCTACGGTCACAGGTTCGTCTTCTACGGCAAATGTCAGTGCCTCGCCATTTTGGATGCTCTTTAGTTCAGTTCCTCCAAGACAGAGTTCGTCAGATAGCACCTGCAAGTTTCTACCAATCACTGGTGTCGGCACTGCCATAACCTGGTTGGTCTCTCCGTCAATCTGCACGAATGCCCTGATAGGATTGCCATCGTGAATATTCACATTTGCCACAACTGCCTTGCCCTGCTTCAACAGTTCCTGCTGCTCCTTGGTGAATTTGTCCAATGGGGCGTACTTCAACACAGGATAGAACATCACATCCACATTTCCGTCTGCCATTCTTACCAAGGCAAATCGGGTTCTGCTCTTGATACTATATCCTTCGTTTACCTCCATGCTCACAGGCAACACTGGCGATGGACGACCATTGCTGATGTCATCCAAGACATGCATCGGAAGGTCTTCAATCATCTCGTGGGTGAGTCCAAACTTAGCGAGTGTCTGATATGGCACTTCGCTTTCTTCAAATGAGTTTCTTTTCATATTCTGATTATATTTTGAATGATACTTTGCATATAGCCATGCAAAGATAGCCCAAGAGTAATGAATACAAGAAAGCCTACGTTCTTCAGCCCAATCTTTTCCGTTTTATTATGATTATATCATCACTTCATACTCTCAATCATACTTTAATCTTATTTTATGTTATACTTTTACAGCATCGTGTATCACTCTTGATTTCTTTCTCTAACTTTGCACCATGAAAAGGAAAATAGTGGCATTATGGGTAATAAGTTGTCTGGCGGTATCGAATGCGAAGGCGCAGTTCAATACCATCAGCGACAACGTGTGCCGTTACAAAGTCAGGAAAGTTGAGGCAAAGATTCTGCCTCCTGCAAACAATCAGGTAAATTCCGTCACTGCAAATCTACCACAACAAGAAACAGACTCGGTGGATAACAAACAAAAACAGTGGATAAGCAGCTGTTCAAGCATCACTTATCCACTGAAATCAATCAAAGTCACCAGCCCTTATGGCTATCGACGTGACCCTTTTACAGGTAAACTATCATGGCACAACGGTTTGGATCTTCGTGCGAAGAACGAACCTGCCTATGCCATGATGGATGGTATTGTCGAAAAGGTAGGGTATGACAATCGTTCTGGCAACTATGTTACATTGCGGCATGGCAATTACCATGTCAGCTATTGCCATTTATCCTCTATCATGGTTCGTAAAGGAGAATATGTTTATCCTGGTATCATAGTTGGTGTAACTGGCAATACTGGTCGTAGTACTGGCAGCCATCTCCATCTTACATGCAAAAAAGATGGCAAGAGTATTAATCCAATGAATCTAATCCTATCTATAAAATAAAGTTTAATGAAATATCCATGAGATAAAAAATCACGTCAAAGCGAATGTAAATTGGGAATAGTATGCTATCTTTGTTGCGTATAACCAACATTGATCAATTATGACTAACGTTACATTCCCTCAGTTGATCCAGCGAGGCTGCGGTATCGACGTCCATTTGAAGGTGGTGGTGGCAACAATTGACTGTGTCGGAATCCAAAAGGAGACTCACTCTTTTAACACCTTCACGAGTTGTTTGACAGAAAGAATGGCTGTTGGCTAATGGTATTACCCATGTTGCAATGGAGAGTACCGGTGTTTATTGGAAACCAGTAATGCGTGTCTTGGAGGCAGATATTCCAAATGTCTGGATAGTGAACACCCGACATATCAAGAATGTACCAGGACACAAGACAGACAAGATGGATAGCGAATGGATTTGCAAGTTACTTCTTGCAGGTCTGTTAAAACCAAGTTACATACCTCCAAAAGAACAGTGTCAGTTGCGCGACTTAACTCGCTATCGTAATAAGCTCATCCAGACAATGGAGACAGAAAAGAATCGCATGATGCGCGTCTTGGAAGACTGCAACATTAAGCTTTCAAGTGTTGTTGCCAATACCTCAGGTGTTACAGCAACGGCTTTGATAGTTATGCTTTGCGAAGGTCGTAAGTTAACAATGGCTGACATAGAAAGTGTTTATCACAAGAAACTGTCGGCTAGTCCGCAAGGATTGTTGGAGGCTTGCACAGGCTTTGTCGAGGAGCACCATGTATATATGCTTCAGATGATTCGTAAGAACATTGCTCAAACGCAAGATCTCGTTGATGAATTGTCCAAGCGTATCAAGGACATGCTTATTAAGTATGACAATGTGCTGGAATTACTGAAGGAGATACCTGGTTTTAACACCAAGATAGTCGAAGACCTTGTTTCTGAAATTGGTCTTGACATGTCAGCTTTCCCGTCCGAGAAGCATTTGGCATCTTGGGCAGGTATCTGCCCTGGCAATAATGAGAGTGCTGGTAAAAAAAGCGGAAGAATCACTCACGGTAACAAACAAGTAAAGGCTGTCCTGACAGAGGCAGCGTGGGCTGCGACCCGTACCAAGAACACATTCTTCAGTGAACGTTACCACCGTATCAGTGCCAGACGTGGAAAAAAGCGTGCCTTGATTGCTGTTGCACACTCTCAATTAACTGCTGCGTATCTTATTCTCAGAACAGGGGCAAGATACCATGAGTTGGGTGCTCAATATATGCAAGCCAAGATTGAGAAGAAGCGAAAAGTTTACCTGACAGCAGAATTAAAAAGACTTGGGTACAAAGTTAGTCTTGAGAAAGAAATGAAGGCAACTAAATCTTGAGACAACACTCTATCTTAGGCCGATTCTTACTGGAACACCCATAGTCCGATAATGAAATTGGTCTCAACAGCTAAGCGGCAAAGACTGTGGCTTATGGACACGTGTATGAAACTTTTAAATCTTAGCTGTTACATAAAAATGCTGTATTTTACAGTTGCACTTATAGGTCTTATAAGTACTATTCTTTCTTGTGTCAAAAACTCACGTAAATATAAAATTAGTTTAAAACATATGTCCTACAGTAATGTTGGACGATAACAATTTACGTATGAAAAAATCAATGATAGAGACTTAGAAAGAAATTAGATTTTTCAACAATAGGAGAGTGCTTTTACAGAAATACTTGGTAATTTTGCACTTGCTTGTTTAATTTGCGCATGAAAATCTTACTAACAACCTTAAAAAAGCATTACCCCATATGAAAAATCCTACAGCGTTAGGAATATGCATTATAAAAAATCCGCGGCATAGATAAATACCACGGATCTTTTATAAAAATAAAAAACAAACTATAGGAAAATCAAATATATCACATTGTTTTCAACTTTTAATTTTCCAATATAAAATTGTATTTCTCCAATAGTTTATGAGCGGAATCTGTGTGCTCAGACAAATAGACATGTTCTGGAATTTGAGGTTGTACAAATACTTTCCCAAAAACATTTTTTATCAAGAATCTCATTAGGCTTCCTTTTGCCCAAAATCCATAGTAAATGTTCTCGACGAGTGCACCGGACATTACTTTCGGATAATAACTTGTCTGTCCTAAATCTACATACGCTTTATTCTTTCTCTCCGCCTCTTTTACGGTACGGAATATCGTGTTAAGATATAATACTTTTGTATCATCTGCTTTATACTTTATTCCTAAATATAAAGGTATAAGTTTTTCTTCATCTTCAAAGACTAACTCCATAACCCTAATCTCATGTGTTGTTTTATCTTTTGCTGTCAATAAAAAGACGTGTTCTCCCATGAGTTCTTTCAATAATTCAAAGAATTTAGCATTTAAAAACTCAAATTTATTTTTTGCTTTGTTTAATACAGCTTTATAGAGATTGTAAAATTCTACAGCTTTCTCTCCTCCAAAATCTAAATCCGGCAAAACGAAATGTGCTCGATTTGAAAAACGAAACGTGCAAAAATCGGGAAAAACGAAACGTTCTAAAAATTTCGCACACACGACACTTTAAAACAACAAAAAAGCAGTCCAAAACGGGCTGCTTTTATAGTTTTTGAACGGCGAACAAACAGTGTTCAAACGAGGTTCAAATTATGCGGCATTAGACTTCACGAGCATCATATCTTTGTAACCTGCATCATAGTTCACATGCGCATTGAACTCGAAACGCTTACAACCTTCGAACGGATTGCCGAGCGTTTTATTCTTGCCTAACCATTCACAAAGCTCAATGATAGACGACTTATCTGATGTAAAATAAACAAACGGCTTTCCTTTGAGCACATTCAACACATCGAGATAGTCAGACAAATGCCAGTACATTTTGTATGTTCCAACCTCTGTGGACAAATAAGGAGGGTCCACTATAAACACCACATTCGGCTCGTCTTTATATTTTTCGTATAGTTCACGATAGTCACATGATTCAATCGTCAAGCCTTCCAGATAGTCCTCACTTGTCGGGTAGTCGTTCTTTCGGATATTATTGTATAATGTCTGCTTCTCCATTTCTTCGATGCTCAGTTCGTACTTCATCGAGAACATCACCGATGCCGAGATAGTTATAAAATCAATATAGCCCACCGTTTGCTCCTCATGTCTCAAACGTTCAAACATCTTCTCACGCATCACACCATCTATCCGCTTGTGCTTTGGCATATTGCCAACTATCTCTCGCAAATCAGCGAGCAGCGCATTTGTCTGAGGTATATGTGCCAATCGCTCGCGGTAGTTGTCGTAGTCGTTATATACCACAGTTGCCTCTGGACGCAAATGCTTCGTTATATGGGACAGCAAACCGCTGCCACCGAACAAATCCACAAACACTGTTTTGTCGTTGAACTGGGGCAGAATCTTGATATACTCCTTTGCAAACATGCGCTTCTGTCCGACAAAAGGCAGAGGTGCTGCCATGTGCATTTTCCCTCTCATACGTTCAGTTCAAATTTTATATTATCCTCACCAGCGAGAAGTCGTTCAGTGGGCTTTATGTTGTTTTCATAGATGTGTACATTCGCCAGGTTCAGCGTGATAGACTTTAGCGGCAAGTCTATCTGTCGAGCCATCAGATAAAGGTGGTAAATGTCTGAAGGCAGTCCGAGGTTTGCATCGGAGCTGCGCTGATATGCAGACACAACCAATGCATCGTCCTCTATTTGAAACTGCACAAGGCTCAGGCACGGTGCCTGGTTGCTCTCTGCATCCGTTGCTCCGAGAAACAGTACATAGTTTTTGCTGTTGCGTTTCTCCTTGTTGATGCGCTCAATAAGTGGTGGCAGTTTCTCCATGTAGGTCGGGTAGCTGTTTACCAATGTCTGGCCACAGTAGTCCCACCATGCTATGCCAGCCTCACGGTATCGCTCCACATTGCGCTCTCCTTGCATAAACAGTTTCAGCTCTTCTTTCAGTTTCTTCCTCGCTATGCCGTGGCTCTCAAATATGTCGAGCAGGTCAGCCGGTGTGAGCGTCAGCTGCTCGTTGAGCAAGTATTTTATCTTGCCTTTTTTGTTCTGTTGGGTCTTGCCTTCAGCAAGCACCTTCCCCAATAATAAATAGTATTTGTTCATCGTATTTTACTTTCGATACGGCAAAGTTACCACGCTTCCGAATCAAAAAGTAACACCACAAGCAAATCACACTGCAAGCCTTTTGCAGCACGTTTTCAAAAGCCTTGTGCTTTATCCCCCGAGCACCTGAGTGCTACACTCTCGACCATATCGCTTGATGAGAGTGTACACCTTGCGCTCGCTCACATGATAGCGATCTGCAAGTGTTGCCACAATGTATGAGACCTTTTCGCCACCACCGAGCATCACGCGATAGTCGTTGTACAAGTCTATATATTCCACATCTTCGATGCGTATCCCTGCCTGTTGTAGCCTTTTTAACGGCTCGCGGTTAAAATTCAATATCTCAAATACTTTCATTTTCAACTAAATTATGTACCTTTGTATCGCCAATCATTTATAACACAAAAAGACACGAGAGTGCAGCAGGAGGCATACAGCCCCCGGTTGTGCACTCTCGTGGTGTTGTGTTAATAAATGATTGGCGTCTATATTAACAGGCCGGGGGCTTTTTTACATCCTCCCCCGAAGGGATTTTTTAAGCGTTGTACTTGCTCAAATCTATTGCATCTTTATTCTTCCAGCCATTTTCCAGCATCTCTTGTATATGCTTAACGGCTTTCGTGTAGAAATCTGCAAGTTCATCAAGCGTTTCAAACGTACGGTACACTGGACTTTCATCAGTGCCGAACTTAAATGTCACGGGCAGCGTTTTCCCGTCCGTCTGGACGGCCAAATCGTATGCAGCCTTATAGTTGTACTGGTTCTCTTGCGAGAGCCACACAGGGGCTCCTTCATAGCTGAAGCCCGACAATATTGCTGCATCCGTTTGTTGGTTATACCATTTTCTCACGAGGTCTTTTATTTCCTCGTCAGTCGGCTTGTGTGTCAGTTCTGCCTCCATGTAGTCAGCAGTTCCGTCATCATGTTCTTGCACGTCCCAACGAACGCGCCACTTGTTTTTGATGGGGTTCACGCATTCAAGCAGTTTCACCTCCAAACTTCCTTGTGCTCTTTTCATCAACTAAAAACGTATTTGGTTCGACCTTTGCCGAACACTTCCGTCTTGATCGTTGTCTCAAATGGGAAGCCATCCGGCACTTCTTTAATCTGGGCGAGGATATTTTTCATTTCCTCACTGTTGGTAAAGAATTTCCTGGCTTCGCCGTTCATCTCGATCGATACGATGCAGCGGTCTTCACCCTGCTCCGTCTTGATGCCCGTCTCAAAGTCCTTCACGATGATAGGAATGTTTACCAACTCGCGGATACGTACTACTGTACCCGCAAATCGCTTCTTGCCGTCTTCTGGCTTGTAAGCGACATTCAAATCCTTAAATGATTTCATTTTTTTGCCTGTTAATTTATAAAACAAATTTCGGCAGCAAGCGTGCTTGGCCATTCCGTAGAATGACCCAATCAGTTCCCGCCGTCTCTTTCTTGATTTGACTTTGTGTAGTTTCCTTGCATACTTCTTCTTGACACGCTTGCGCAGTAGAGAGTATGATCCGTTGAATGTTACATATCCCAAGAAGTCGATTCCTTGCGCTGATGGGAATACCCTTTCGTTCTTCTTGATTTCAAGGTCTATTTCACCGATCTGTTCATGTACAATATTGCGTGCCAACCAATTCTCCTGCTTGTGACCACAGAGTACAACGCCATCATCACAGTAGCGGTAGAAGTACTTGATGCCGTATTTGTCCTTTAGAAAATGGTCAAGGAATACGGACAACAAGAGGTTGCCAGAAGCCTGCGAGCTTCGCAACCCGAAACTGATACCCTCCGGAAGGAGATGAAGAAAATGATCCAGGAGCGATAGCAGCGTCTTATCTTTGAATACTCTGCGGAAACACCACATGACAAACTCAGGCTTAGTGTTGTCATAGAAATGCTTGACATCGAACTTGTAGCAGTAACGTGTGCCTTCTGGGTCATTATCCATGTCCAATTGCATGCACTTTCGTAAATCGTGTGTGCCACGTTTTTTGATGCTCGCTCCAGTCGTTCTAATGTACCGCTTGTGCAGATATTGGTCTACGACGTTCATCACGGCATACACAGCGATGCGGTCGTACATGGATAGAATCTGCAGGTGTCTAACTTTGCCATTCTCACAGATGATGCGTTCATGATAACTGCCGAGTCGAAAGGAACCGTCGGCAAGTTTTGCAGTCAGTTCTGCAATCACCTCCTCGCGGTGTGCGAGCAGATAGCGTCCTTGACGGCATTTCTTACGCTTCTTCCCACGCAGTACACGGTCAAACGCCTCCGACATATTGCGGTAGGACGTTATCTCTTGCATGATATAGCCTTCTCTGTGCATGGTCTTCTTTTTATGATGGAAGATAAGGGCCTTCCTTTCCCCGGGCCAAACTTCTTCGAATCGTTACCGACCTACCAAACTCTATTGCCCGGCACTTGATGTTTCAGCTTTCCACCTTTATATTGGTGCTTTTGCTGTGGCTCGTTTCCCTCGGCACCACATCAAGGAGCGCGTCCTCATCGTTGTACGCCGATTAGTTAGATTTCCAGGCGCGAGCCGATATTCGCATTCGAGTTCGAAGCATCGTTATTCGCATTCGCATACGACACACCGCCATTCGAGTTCGCATTGTTGTACCCGCGATAGACCACACGGCCTAATGGGAAACTCTACCAATATGCAAAGGTGCTCATATTATAACCAAGTCAAGCGATATTCCGCTATTTCAACATATTCGAAGCAACATTTGCACAAACAAAACAGCACCGACTGTCGCCACCTCCGAAAATTCTTAATTTTTTCGACCGGCTTACGCCGGTGCTGTCACATTCTCGTCTTGTCGCTTCGCTCCCGCTTTGGCGCGCTGCGCTTGCCGCTCACGCCACCTCGACTATCGCTTTATACGACGCCACGCTCACCGCCCGTACGAGCTTGCCGCGGAAGGCCAGGCGCGAGCCGACATTCGCATACGAGTCCGAAGCATCGTAACTCGCACTCGCATACGACACACCGCCATCCGAGACCGCATTGCTGTACCCGCGATAGACCACACGGCCTGTCGACGTGCTCACCTCATAGCGGTCGGTATAGTATGTCGTCGACGAACCGTTCACAGTTCCCGTCGGTACCATATCCATCCATTTGCCGTGCGCCACGCCCGTTATCCATAGTCCCTGCGTTGCGCCCTTCACCATCCTCGTCGTACCGTCGGGCATCCAGATACGCCACTTTCCCTGGTTGCCCGAGTCATTCGGCAGGTCCACGCGGTCCATCATGTCCCACTTGTTGCCGTAGATGTCCTCATATCCCAGGCAGCAAGTGTTCGCCACCTGCACCACCGTTTGCACTCCGTATTCACTCTCCGCCTTGTACCATGCGTATTGGCGCACCGAGCCGTCCACCACCGAGTTCGTCACATCCGCCTTTATCGCCTTCGCCGCCTCATAGCCTATCGTGTCCTCCATGCCATGACTCATCGTGCCGCCCGTCTTGCGGTTGTAGTCGTGCGAACCTGCACCGCACTCCGCCTGCATGTCCCTGCGTCCATATTTCGCATACGCAAGGTTAGCTATCCACGAGTGCATCATCGCATCTATCTGCTGCATGCCCCTACGCTGCGAGTAGTAGTGGAAGTCTGTCCATGACAAGCCACCCGTCGTCGAGCCGCCCGTCACGCATGCCCTCAGCTTTTCGCCCACTACCGAGCTGCCCACCACGGCGCACAAATAAGCATCCTCATGTACCCATTCCGGCTCCATGTCCTCTATCTTGTCGCTGTTCGACAGCACCACCATATCAAACTCCGCCGTGTTCAATACCGTGAAGTATAGGTCCGTTGCACCCTCCGGCACATCGCATATCACATACATTCCACTCTCAAACTTGCAGTTTATCGTCTGCACAACCACGTTCTTCACCACCGTGCCGTCAGCGTCAACGAATGCCGAACCTACAAGATTCGTTCCTCTCACCGTTGGGAATCGCACCTTCTTCCAGCCGCTGACTGTCACCCTACACACTGCATAGCTCGTGTCCGCCGTGTAGGAGTCCCGTATCGTGTCCTTGCCGCTCATCACCTTTTGTCCCTTGCGGTAGCCGCCGCCAGCCTGTATCGCCTCCAGTTTCACTATGGTCACGTTCGGCACTTTCGGCATCTCCTTCTGACTGCTGAAGCAGCTATAGTGCTTGCCGTTCAGGTAGTCGTTCACGCCCTTTGTCCACCTTGCAGGCTCCAGCATCATAATGTCGCCCTCCGTGCTGTCAAGCTTCGCTTCGCTGCCGTCGGCATACTTATAGCTGTCCGCATCATCAAGTGGGTAGTACGTCACCTCGCCGTCCGTGTTGTTCATCACCGTGTCCACACCAGCTATCTTCACCGCTGTTGTCGTCGCCATCTTTGTCACCTTCGCCAGCACTCTGTGCCGCAGCTTTAGTATCGCTTCGATGTGGCCGCTCGGCTTGTATGGCGTGCCGTACTTGTAGCCAGTCCCGTTGTCAAGGTTGCTCACGTTCGCATCGTCGCTCACAGTATCGTCAAACTCTATCATCGTGTACTCCGGCTGCACCAACCTCAACTCGTCACCGATCCATGCAGTCAGCCTCTCATAGGTCGCCTCGTTCATGCTTCGCGTCAGTCGGTATTCGCCTTTCAGCACGGCATGGTCCACAACCGTTCCGTCGTCATCCACACCCTGCATCCCGGTCTCCATCATCGCCACCAGGTCAGCCCCGTCACCGTCCATGTCAACGTCAGCCACACGCAGCGTCCTCACGTTCGGGCATTGCGCATAGATGCTCTTCCATTCCAGTCCCGGACAACTGTCAAAGATGAAGGTCGCCACGTTCTCGCAGTTCTCCATCTCCAGTCCTTCCGCCGTCAGCTTTGGCAGATATTCCAATCTCAGCGTTGTCAGCGTCCCCGGCAGCCGCAGCTCCTTCAGCGGAGCGCCCTTTGCCACCGTCACGCTCTTCACCGTCGTGCCTCTCGCGTCCAGCTTCTCCAACAGCGTCTGGCTTCCGAAGTCCAGCACCGTCGAGTCCTGACGATTACTCCTCGCGTTCGTCTGTCCCTTCAGGTTCACCTCTCTCAACTGGCCGCAGCCGCCCGTCACGAGCCACCACGTCGTTACCGATGGCTCCGAACCGTCTGCCACGCTCAAGTCCAGTTTCCTCAGCGCTGCGCAGTTGTTCAGTTCCAATCCGTTCAGCAGGTGGCTTGCCGCGCCCCTCATGTCCAGTTCCATAATTCTCGAAGCGCCGAACATCAGCATCGGGTCGTTCAGCGCACGCTTGCCCGTCACGCTTAGCGTTCCCTGCTCGCCGCGCAGCAGTCGTCCCGTCTCGCCCTCCATATAGTCCTTGCCGCTCAGTCCGTAAGCAAAGTAGTATTCGTCACTCGCCGTTATTTTTATAACGTCGGCCTTGTCGCTCGTCTCTCTCGCCAGATAAAATCCGGCTGAGTCCGCGCGGTAGCTACTCACGCCGAACTTCGCGTCAAGCAGCGCGAAGCGGTTCGTGATGAAGTGCTTCAGCTGCATCCTTCGGGTGCCACTTAGGGCATACATGTAGTAGAACTTGTTGCCGTCTGTGGTCACGCCGTTTTCCGTCACTCTCACGCCCTTTGTCTCTGGTGTGATATACTTCATCTCACCGCTCTTGTTGTATTCCCTCTGCGACCAGTTTGCCTCTATCTCCTCCAGTGTCTTCAGCACCTTTGGGTTCGACAGCGCCTTTCTCAGTTCCTCGGCAGCGGCTTTTAGCTCGTCCTCCATATTCGCCAGCACCAGACACCACAGCCACGAGTCGTGACCTTCGAACACCCATTTCTTCTTCTCCGTGTCCCACGAGTCCCTTGCCACATTGTAGAGGTAAGCAAGCAGCGAATCGTTGCGCTTGCCCAGCATCGTGTCGCCGTCATAATATGTCACCCACCATGTCAAGCCGTTCCACGTTCTCCATATCGTGTTCTTCACACGTTGGTCCAACATGGCAAAATACTCGGTCAACAGATACCAGAACAGCAGGTTCTTCTTTGAGAAGTGACTGTCTATCTCTGTTTTGAACTTTTCCGATTTCCATGTCGCCAGGTCTGTGTAGGTCATATCCGCACCTTTAGGCACGCACGCCTTCACCCATGCCAGCATCGTCCTTACAGCGGTTTTCTGGTATTCCGTGGCGTTCGTTTCCCCACCTGCCTCGTCCGCACCGCTCCACAAAGTGTCCTTCGGGTAGTTGAACTCATAGCTCGTGGCAAACTCCGCGTCAAGCTGCGCGTCCGCGTCAGCATCTGTCTGGAAGTTGCACAGTTTTTTACCGTTGTCAAGAAACTCCAGCGCAATGTGCTTTGCCTTGTCCGTCATGCCCGTCACCTCATACCAGTCGCTCTTGTCGTTGTTCATCTGGTACTGTCCGTAGAATGTCGGATGTGCCTCGTCTGCCCTCGTGCATGCGAATATGTCGCACGGATAGCCGTATATCGCGGTTCTCACCGTCGGATCGTTCTCCTGCGGTGGTGTCGGGCAGAGCTCTCTCAGCACGTCGTTGAAGAGGTTGGCCATGCCCGTGTTCGTTTTCATCGACGAGTCCGAGAAGTCCGCCTTTGCGCAATTCACCTTGCACGGGTGCGGGTCTCCCTTGTACAGCGGCAGTTTGTTCACATCCTGCTTCACACCGTTTATCCACATCTCCGGCTTCAAGCCCTCCTTCATACACTTCATCCAGTAGAAGCGGAAGTTCTTTATTGCATATTTCGTTGACGAGGTGCCCTGTATGCGCATCACGATATTCGTGAACCTTATCACGTCGCCCCATGCCGTATATATCGTCAACTCGTCCACATGGAAGTTCTGCTTCTTGTTCTTGCATGCGTTCACGTCGTCAAGACCGTTGCCCGAGTCCTCCGAGCGCACAATCTTTATCACGGCCCTGCCGCGTTTCATCACCGCATCAAGATCAATCTCGCCTGTCTCCGGATTTATCACGTTGTTGTCTTCGTACAGCTCCGCCATCGTCTCCACAAGCTGCTGGTCCACGATGTGGTTGTCAACTGTTTCATCGTCTGTCAGCGGTCGCGAGTATGCGCGTATGCCGTATATGTAAACGTCAGCGCCGTCCGACATGAATGTCAGTCCCTTCGCCTCTGTCTGCATGAAGTTGTCGTCCTCCTGATAGCACATAGCCGAGCAGCGGTCACCGTTCATATACAGTTCCATCAGTCCGCCGTCAGCCTTCTTGCCCACAGTAAACGCCATCTTTATGCGCTCGCCCTCTGTGTATTTCGATTCCACGCCCACAGGCACTTTCGTCACTATTGGTTTCCCCGTATCCGGATCTATGTTCGCCCCGTCCTCGCGGTCTATCGTCGATCCGCTCTGTAGCGTCGCGCTCTGTGCCGTCACTCTGATGCCTTTCACGTCATTCTCCATGCAGTCCATCACCATGCTGTCCCTGTCCGACACGTTCTTCACCATCAGCTCCACTTCAACCGTGCAGCCACTCGCCTTCACGTCCTTCAGGAATGGGCGGTAGTCCACGGTTGCCCTCGCGCCGTTCTTCAGCACCAGTGCGTTGCCGTCCCAGCCGCTCGTCGCCCAGTCCACGCCATCGAAAGTCGTGCCGTAGCCGTTGTTCTCCCATGCTTGGCGCGTCTCCGCGCTCTCCGTGTTGCTTCTGCCGCTCGCCGTCAGCTTCATCTCCAAGCCCTGCGTAGCCTCGCCAATATCCAGACCGCTCGACTCCACTTCCACGTTGAAGGCTGTAGCCGCCTCGCCGCACGCCAGTCTTACGGCTACTGTGCCCTGCTTCATGTATCGCCCTGAGTAGGTCTGTTTGCTTCTGCCCACGGCATAGGTTCTTTCCGTCACTGTTCCGTCAGCCGTCTGTGTCTCCATCACCGTCGCCGGCACAGCCTTCGCGTCATACGCAGCAAAACTGAATCGCAGCTCGCCATATTGCCGTGCTGTCAGCGTAGGCTCTATCGGCATGGCACCGAACTTTACTTCGCCCTTCGTGTCGCTGAACATTATCCCCACATACGGCTCGTTCGAGCCTTTCTTCAGCACATCCATCCATATTACGTCCGAGCGCAGGCCGTCCCTCTCTGCTATCATCTGCAGCGAGTGCCGCCCCGGGGTCAGACTTCCTGCAGCTATGCTGAAAGAGTCTCTCGTCGTGCCCGACTTCTGCACCGTCTTCGTCAGCGGTGCCTCGCCGCCGTCCACATACAGCGACACAGTTCTCAGTCCGCTGCCAGTCAGTGTGAACGGTATGCTTATCGTCTCGCCGTCGGCATATCCGCCCCTCTGCAGTCCCGTGCTCACGTCGTAGTCCGAGGATAGTGCCATACCCACCACCGTCACGCTCGCATAAGCTTGCTTCGTCTGCTGTTCGCCATCGTCAGTCATGCAAACCGCCTTCACATACACGTCCACCTTGCCCGCCGTCTTCATGTATTGCGTCAGATCCACATCATAGCTGCCCTTTGCCACGCTTCGTGTCTCCTGCTCCCAAAGCGTCGTCGTGCCCATCTTCACGCTTATCGTCACCGTCGCCTTCACGCCGTCGCTCTCGTTCTCCGCGTTCACGTGGTCGTATGTCCAGGTCAGCACAGTGTTGCCACCCTCCTTTATCAGTTCCGCGCTCACCTTCGCTGTCACCAGTATGCGGCTCGTCGCCGACGTGCCGCCACCGCCGCCTGCAGGTAGCTTCGTGTGCGATATGGCGTTGCCCTTCTCATCATAGGCATACAGGTAGTTCTCCTCACCATCAGGCACCACCTCCAGCGTGTGCAGCGTGTGCGCCTCCAGCTCCTTTATCTTTGTCGCCACCACGCGGTTCTCCACCGGGTTGGTGCTCTCCTCGTTCAGGCTTTCGTCCACGTCCGTCTCCCTCACCTCTATGTTCACGTTGCCCTCCTCGTCCGGAGTCAGTGCCGTGCCGTTTACTGTCACGCTCTTCACCGTCCCCGCGCCGCCGAAGTCCTCCCAACTCACTGGTTCCTCCCAACTCTCCGTTGTCGAACCCGTAAACTGCTTGGTCTCCCATTTTCCAGGTTCCGTCTCGTAGCTCACGCAGCGGCCCTTCTTCCGCTCCTTCGCCTCTACTGCCTTTATGGCGGTCGCAAGCGTATAGTATTCGCCGTCCTTCAGGGGCTTCTTCTCCGTCACGTTATAGGTGTTGCCGCCGCTCTTCTCCTCAATGGCAGTACGAAGTTCTTCATCGGCTGCGTTTCTCGCCTTCTTCTCTTCTGTTATCGCATTTGTGTTGCCAACTATGTCTTCTGCAAGGGCGGCTTCAGCCTTAGTGCGTGCTTTGTTCTCCTTGTCTATCAAGCCCGACAACGCAGCTATTGACTTCTTCACTGTATCCGATATATACTCAGCCCATTCCGTCCATGTACCTTTTTCGTTCTCCAAGTGTGCCGAGTTTATGTTATACGAGCGGAAGTATCTGTATATAGCCTTGTCATTATGTACACTGAAGTCCAACTTACCCTCCGTATTCATACTATAGTGCGTCGTCAGCACTTCCGTCAGTTGGTGTCTCATCGAATCCGAGAAAATCTCCACTACACCCACATTCATTCCATTGTAGACCAACGTCCAGCGCGAGTGTAGCGTGTCCTTCGCCATCTTTACGGCTTCCGCCACGCTGCCAGGCACGGCATCTATCTTTGCCACATCAATGCTGCCCACTATTCCCTCGGCAAGCGCCCGTATTTCCGCATCGGCGCTTTCCCTTGCCGTTGCTTCGGCAGTCATCTTCTTTTGCAGTTCTGCATCCGCAGCTGCGCGTGCGGTGGCTTCCTCTTCTATTTTCGCCTTCAGCTCGTAAATGTTTCCGATGTTGCCCATCTTCAGCCACCCCGGCTTCTGCCAGGCGTATATGTCGCCGTTCTCAGCGCTCGTCTTGTCAGCCTCGTTGTATATGCTCACCAGTTGGCCGTAGCGCAGCACCTTGCCGTTCGTCCCCATGGGGGCCGTGTCCGCCTCCATCTTCGCCTTCGTCTGGTACACTTTCCGTATGCCCAGTCCGTCCGCGCTCTGCTCCATATCGGCTATGTACGCCAGCGTGTCGGCATGCAGTCCGCCCACCTCCTCTGGGCTGATGCTGTCAGTTTCTGTCTTGCCTCGCAGCTCCGAGGCGCGTTTCTGTAGGTTGTATATCGTTTCCATAAGCTGTTTTTATTTTGGTAGGTCGAAAATCATTTTTATCGGTAATGCTGAAGGTCTGTCCACATCATCGAATGGTAAGGACACGTCTGCTCGCACCGTCCTTTCAAACGAACTGAGGCTGTAGTCCTGCACTCCGTTTTCCGTCTGAACATACCCTCTCGTCGACGTGACAAACGCATCTGGCAGAACTCCGTCATAATAGAACAAGGCAATGCTGCCAGTTACTTCTTCGTTGCTTGTGCTTCTTATGTTCACTTTTATACGGTACATTTCTTCCATCTCCTTGTACATCACCGTTCCCGTATAACCATTGCAGAACGTCACCTTCAGCTGTTTGTAGCTCGGCTCTTCCTCTATGCCAATGGACTTTCTCACCAACTTTTTCATCACTGGCAGGTCATATATGCAGTAGCTCTCCGTCGCGCCGCTTTTGTCCGTGCTCAGGTAGCCTTTCGTTTCCACGGCGCATGCCCTTGTCTGTCCGTCCTCAAACACGCGGTTGTCCGTCTCCGTGCGCTTGATGCAGAGGTATATCGGGTCATCCCAGCTTTGCACCACGATGGTTGCGTCGTCCCATGTCACGAACTCACCGTCCACCACGGCTGTCCCTGCATATATCTTTGTTGTGGTCGTGCTCTTTTCCACGTCCACCGACACAAACTCGGTTTTCCAATCTGTCAGCAGGTACGCCTTCACGCCGCCCGTCAGAGCCTCCAGCAGCTGCCTCATACTCGCCGTGTCGTTCTCCTGCAGCGTCTCCAGGTCATCCACATACACGGGCTGCCCGCCCTCGTTGAATTTCAGTCTATTCATAGTCATAAAGTTCTATGCGGTACGTTCGTCCCGCAGGTTTATAATAACGCAGCAGATTCCTTATCTCTCGCAGGTTCCTGCCGCCGTATTTGTCCTCCTCCGTATTCTCCGATGTGCAGAGGAACGTCGGCACCCACACCACAAAGCTGTCCTTGTACGAGCATTCACCCCTCCTTTTCAGCATCACGCCCCTCTCCGTCCGTCGGTACATGTAGCAGTCCTTCTGCAGCTCGTTGCGCCTGTGCCAGAACACCACATCCTCAGCCTCCGTGCTCTCTATCCATATCTGTCGTTCTTTCAGATAGAATGCCTCGTTCAGCGCCTTTTCTATATACATCACGTTGGCCGTCGTGTTCAACCGCCTGTCCGCGTTCTTGCGCCGTGCCGTCAGCTGCTCGTATATATACCTCACTGGCAGCGTCAGCACCTTCAGCAGAGCCACCGTCAGTCCGCCTCTCATCACCGGCGGCAGCAGCTGCACCGCCATTTTCACCATGTCAACTTTCCACCACATAGCTCATCGAGTTTTCAAGTCCCTCCACCGTCAGGCTCCCACCTGCCGCCGTATAGTTGTTTCCCTTTATCGTGGTCCACGCCGTCCCCGTCGCTGTCATATACTGGCAGTCGCCCAGCTCCACGTCCTCCACGCCTTCCACCGCCTGTATCGCGTCCGTCAACCGCGTCTTGTTGAACGTGCCGCCATACACGATGTTCTTCAGATACGCCTTTATCGCCTCGTCCACGGCTCTCACCCCGTCCGATATGCGCCTTCCGTCCGTGCCTATCACCAGCGGGTCCACCCATATCCTGGCTCTCACCGTCAGCCGGTCTGCCCTCTGCGAGCGTATGTTCAGCACCACGCCAGCTATCTTCACCCTGTTCATATACTGTTTGAAAGCCGTTAAAACACCATCTGAAAGCGGTTCCGGCAAACCGCCCTTCTCGCCGCTCGCCAGGATCTCCACACTCGTACCACGGTCTCTCACCGCCACATACTTCACCACCTGCTTCCCCTCGTCCGCCGTGGCATATCCGTATTGCTGTGTCGCCTCGTCCAGCACCAGCGCGTCGCCGTATTGAAAGGCTCTCGCCACCTTGTAGTACCACGGCACGCTCGCCACCACCGCGCTTGCCATCCGTGCCTCCACGTCCGCTGCCCACTTTTCAGTCAGCACCTCCACCACATGACAGCAGGCGGCCACCACCCACAGAAGCACATTCTCCACGCTCACGTCCGAGAACGTCCCGCCCCACGTCGCGCCAGCCTTCAGCCCGTAGCGCTCCCTTATCGTCGCGTCCGCCATAAAGGCGTCCGTCATCGTTTTCTTTATTTCTGCCGTTGTCCTTGCCATGTTCTTTGTTTCTTGTAGTTACATGTATTCCTTCGTAAACTCTTCACCGAAAATCCGTAGCCTTACGCTGCTCTCGTCCCTTGCCGTCGCCGGGCTCACCTCGTGTGCCTTGCAGTAGCTTTTCATCACACGGTTCTCCTTCACCCCCTCCGGCAGCCGCAACGTCCTGCCGGCCTCCAGTGTGTCCGTAAGGCTCACGCCGTTCTCCATGGCCATGTCCAGAGCAGCCTCCCATGTTCCGTGCTCCTGCACCGCTATGTCCGCCAGCGTCTGCCCGTCTTTCACCGTCACCTCCATAGCCTTACATCTTTTTCCTGCCGAATGTGCAAAACCACACTATGCCCCACACGCCGCTCACGAGCACGCCTCCCGTCACCCACAAATACCATGGCACACCAGTTCCCCTCTTTTCGCTTTTCTCAGCCCAGTGGTTCAGCGTGTCACGGTTTGTCTGCACGGCAGCGCCTTTCTCCACATCCTCATGCTGGCTCTCCCTTGCCGTATCATGGCTCTGCTCTCGGTTACGTTCCGTGTTGCGCCAATGCTCACTCTTCACCACGTTGCCCGCCTGGTCTATTGTCAGCACCGTTGAGTCTTTCACCACCGTCGAGTCCTTCACCCTCGTCTCGTAGCGTATCACCACTGAGTCTCTCGTCACTATGGAGTCCCTTACAGCCACCGAGTCTTTCACCACTCGGCTCTCATGGCTCTCGCTCGTTTTTCTTGTGGTGGCGCAGCTCGCCATGAGTGCCACCACCAACAGCCATAAAATGTGTTTCATATTCGTCGTTCCCTTTTTAGATGTCCTTGTATTCCTCCCCGGCGTCAAAGCATGGGCACGCCTTTATCCACTCGTTGCGCGTTATCTTTCCGTCGCCGTTCAGGTCGGGCGAGAAGTCGCGGTGTCCCCGTATCACCGCCTTCGGATATCTGCTTCTGAGCAGTTTCAGCAACGCCCTCAGACTCTTCTTCTGCGCCTCCGTGCGGTTGTCTGTCGCTTTGCCCGTAGCGTCTATGCCCCCTATGTACGCCACGTTTATCAGCTTCGAGTTCCAGCCCTTCACACCGTTGCTCACCCTCTCCTCGTCCAGCATCTGGTGCACCACACCGTCTGCGCTCACAACATAGTGGTAGCCTGGGTTCTTCCATCCCTTGCGCTTGAACTCCATCTCCAGCCCCCTTATCGTAGTCATTTGGCTGCTCGCCGTGCAATGTACGGCTATGTATCGTATATCTCTCATTTATTCTTCATTTTGTCGAGAGCCGCTTCCACGTCCTCGGGTTTCACATTCAGTTTGCTTGCAATCTCGCCCACAAGAGCCTTCTTCAGCAGTTGCAGGAAGGGCATGTTCGGAAAACATATCAGCATGCTCGCCGCCGTGCTCCATAGCTCCACCAGTATGATGCAGATGCAGATGACGCTCGTCGACAGCCCGTTCCCCACGCCCAGCAGTTTGTCTATCAGTATGAACAGCAGTATCACTGAGCCGTATACCGCCAACTTCGACAGCGAGTCCCTCATCAGCTCGCTCTTCGTAAATCGGCCCTGCTTCACGCTCGATGCAATGCCCCATGCTGCATCCATCACTACTGCAGCCACCGTGAAGCCCACCATCGTCTCATACCCCGCCAGGAAGTTTGCCACAATCAGTCCTACGCACACCACCCAGCCCCATGCCGTCGACAGCACCACCGACAGCTTGTTCATAAAATGTTCCAGTATCATCATTCAGTTTCCTTTCCTTTTTTTCTGTTAATAACTCGCCTCTATCTCCACACCCTTCTCCGTGATCCTCACCTTCGCCACAGTCTGACCGTCCATCTCCAGCTGCTCCTTTATCTCCGTGCGCCAGTATATAGGGTCATTGTCCAGCAGCATGTCGCTCAGCCCCACGCCTGCCGACGGACGCTCCTTCAGCTCCCCCTTGTGCAGCGTCAGCAGCAAAGCCTGGTTCTGCCGCAGCGTGTCCCCCACGGCCATCATGCCGTTCCTCACAGCAGGTTCCAGCACGTTGCCGTTGCCGTCATATCGCAGTTCTATTCCTTTCATCCTCTCCTCAGTGCTTTATAGTTTCGTCCTCATAGTCCCCACGGACAAAGCGGTTCGCCGCCTTCATCGGCTTTACAGTGGTAAACGTGCCACCGGGATGCGCCACCGTCACCTGGTGCGTGTGGCTGTTGAATGCGTCCACCAGCTCGTTTATCTTCGCCGTCAGTTCGCCTATGTTCACCAGTCCGCCCAACAGTCCGCCGTTCACCTCTATCCTCTCCACATGGTCCACCTGCACCACCACCAGCTCTGCCATGTCGCCGCTCAGGCTCCCCATCGTCACCGCCGTCCCCACCTTTGGTGTCACCAGCATCCGCCCCTTGTCTTCCGTTTCCGAGGCCTTCAGCCGCACCCCTGGCACGTCCACCTTTCCTACCGTCACCGTGCAGGTCTGACCCTCCACGCTCTTCACCACGCCTTGGTACAGCGTCGTCTCCCTTCCGCCGCCAGCGCCCCTCAGCAGTTCTTGCAGCCTCCTGTATTCGTCCATTCCGTTTTCTCCTTTTCTTTTTAGCTCAACTTAAAACCTAACGTCACCTTCCTCTTGCCGCCATCCCTGCCGAACTCCGTTGTCACAGCCGCAACAAAGTACGTCCCGTCCTTATACTCATAGTCACGGTCACGCAGCACAGTGCTGTCACCCGGCTTGCACATCGGCACCAGCCATCCCGTTATGCTGCCCTCATAACCGTCAAAGCTCCGCCGTTTCACCTCCAGCTCACCGCGAGCCTTCATCGAGGCCTCGTCACTCGTCGGACACTTGATTTCTATCTTGTCACCGCCTGTCGTGCCAGTCTCGATTTCTTTGACCGTGCCGTCGGGCATGAGTGCCTTCACTACAACAAGCAGCCGTTTGTCCTGCGCACGGTGATAGGTAAGGCTTTCTTCCTCGATGTTCAGCGAGAAGTCGTAGAAACGCTCTTCGCCCACTTTCTCGCCTGGTGGGTGTATGTGCAGCACACCATCCTGCATATAGATGTCGGCACCGCTTTCCTCTTGAACTTTCTTCAGAACATCATAGCCGGTGGCATTGTTTATCACGAACTTGCTGTATGTCCATGAGTAGGAACACTCGACACTGCAACAGATACCGCAGCCGTCAACGACCTTTGCGAGCAGGTCTTTCAGCGTCACTTTCTGCAGCACCTCGTTCGGTATGTCTTTTCTGAACAGAAACAGGTCGTCCTCGCAAATCAGCTTTATGTCGCCGCCGTCGGTGGATATGCGCTGCAGCCAGCCTTCAAACTCCGTTTCAAGTCCAGTTTCTTCATATCCGAACTTTATGCACACCTTGTCACCACGTTTCAGTTTATCCTCAATCTGCAGTGCCGCATTATATTCTGCTCCAGGCAGCGTTATAGTAGCGGTGTCAGCAAGCAATTCTACACTTTTGTGTATCTCCACTTTGTCGAGCATTCCGAGTCGGTAGTTGCCGACCGTTATGTCATAAGTCATCGTGTACATATTGTATTATGTGTTTAGATCCTCACGGCTCAACAGCAGCTTATAGATGTCATCGCTGTATGCCTGGATGGTGTAGTTCTGGTTTGTCCTGCCGATAGTGAACGGTATGTCCCAACTCTCTATTGCCAGTTGGCTGATGCCGAATATCTCCAGCAATGGGCACAACGCCTTCACATGTCCCGACTCGCAGAAGTTCTTCAGCCTTGTCACGTCAGTGTCTGGGTAGCTGCCATCCTCGCTCATAAGGATGCCTTCTATCCTAACCGTGTAGTCATCTTGCGTCCATCGCTCTTTGATGCTGCCTTTCACCTTTCCTTTCGACACATGGCGACGCGTCAGTATATTTTGTCCGTTGACGCTTATCATCGGCTCCACTGGGAACAGCCACTCCTCGGCACCTGCCTCCTCCAGTTGGAAACGCAGCGGCATCACCATAGGAACACCAAGCGCATTTGTACGGACTATATCCTCAAGCTCTTCTTCTGTGATTTTTGTCACATCGAAGCCTGAGCTGTCGGGTATCGTCTTGCCACCTTGAATGTAGCCGAGGTTCTTGCCGAAGAAATTGTTCTCACGGAACAGCCAGTAGGGCGGTACCTTGGTCAGTCCCGCTGCCCTCAGCGCAAGGTTCTGTAGTATGAATTTGTTTGTCGTGCTCATCGGTCTGTACTGGTTGCTATTGACAGGGCGCGGTTCATACATTGGAGTACCACACGCTCCAGTTCTGCCGTGTCGCTCTTGTCGTTCATTGTTACTTGGATATTGTCGAAAAACTTGCCGATAGATATGTTTATCGACGTGTTGCGTGTGCCACCAGTAGCAAGTGTCTCGGCAGTCTTGCGTCCGCCGTTTCCACCTTTTCCACCCTTGCCGCTTTTACCGTCAGTGGCAGAGCCGAACGAAAACGAGTTGTCGCTGCCTTTCACTCCAGGAGTGGATATGGCTGAGGATTTCTTCGGTTTGTCTTTCGCTCTCTCTCGGATATAGTTTCGGTCGTATTCATCTTTTACACCATTCACAAGCTGTTTTGTCGCTGTGAGTGCTTTTCCGGTGCTTGATATCCCCGTAATGTCCTTCACGCCTTGCACGGCACTGTTCCAAGATCCCTTGAAGTCACCGTCAAAGAGTTTTGCCATGGCCTCACCGATTTTGCCGATACCACTGAGCAAGGTTTTGAAACGGTCTATCAAGTAGTCCTTGATGATGCCTCCGAATCCCTTAATCACAGACCACATGGTAAGCAGGAAGGCGCGAAATCCAGCAAACTTATTCCAGCAATACACGATGCCAGCTACCAAAGCTGCCACAGCCGTAATGACGATGCCTATGGGATTGGCGTTAAGTGCCACGTTCAGCAACCACTGCACACCCTCCCATACCTTTGTCACGGCAGAAACTACCTTGATAGCCCCGACCATTCCCCACAAGGCTATCGTGTGGAGGTTGAAAGCTATCGTACCGACACCGACAACCACAGCGAGGTATCCGAGTTCTGTTTTCCATTGCATGATGAAATTGATGACACCAGCCACAACTGACAGTATTTTCGACAATGCGGTAGCTATCGGCGGCACTATGGCCATAAACACATCCATGAGTCCGCTGACGATTGGCTTCAGTTGCTCGAACATGTCAATAGCTGACTGTCTGATATTACCCATCAGGGTAGAGAACTTGCCACTGACGGTCTGGCTGAGTTTTTCTGACATTCCCTCAAAAGCGCCACCGGCACTCGTCGCATGGTTTATGGCGGCAGCTACAGCGTCAAAGCCTATTTGTCCCTTGCTCATCATGTCCTGCAGCTCCGCATAACTTTTGCCAGTCATCTTCTGCAGTTCCTTCAATGGGTTAAAACCGGCATTGATAAACTGCATCAAGTCCTGCCCCTGCATCTTTCCTGCTGCTGCCACCTGTCCGAATGCGAGTGAAAAACCGCCGAGCTTTTGCTTGTCGCCCATGGCGATGTCGCCGAGTTGTTTCAAGTACGGCACTACTTTCTGTGCGTTAACGCCAAAGCCAAGCATCATCTTAGCATTGTTTTCAAGGTCAAGCGGTTCAAACGGTGTACGTGCCGCAAACTTGTTGATGTCGTTCAACATCCTTGCGGCCATGGTCTCGTTGCCTACCAGTGTTTTGAATGCCACAGAAGTCTGCTCGGCTTGTGTCCCTATGGCGGTCAGTGCGCCCACTCCCGAGGCTATCAGCGTGTACGGGTTCATAAGGAAGTCCATACCCGGCAATGACGAGAGCGAGTTCTTGAAATTAGAGAAGGAGAAGGCTTCCCGAAGACGAGTACCCACGGATGTCGCCTTTCGGGATATAGTGTCAAGCTGCTCAGACGTGCGACGTGCCACGCTCAACACATTGCCTTGATCAGCCTGCAGCTTGATTAGAAATTTAAGTACACTATCCATTTGCCTTTGCCTCTTCTTTTCTGATGTCTATTAAATACCGGATAGTCCACGCCCATTCCGCATCGGTCAGGGTGTCTGGGTCTATGTGCATGTAATATCTCAAAAGTGTATTCAGGTAGAGAACATCACTTGCCCCGGCATCGTCGATTTCAGCCTCCTCTAAAGCTTTTTTATCTCGGCCTCCTTTACCTTCAGCACCTCATCCAGTGTGTTGCAGACTGCGAAGAAATAGTCGTCGTTGGTTTTGATTTCCTCATCGCCTTCCACCCACAACTGGTTAAGTAGCGCTGTCTGCATCTTGATTGGGTCTTTCTCCACACTCACATAGCTCAAGTCACGGCGGTTCGGCTTGCGGATGATGCAGCTCTTGCCCTGCGTCTCTATCAAGAATATATCGCCATGCTTGGCCTTTAATTCCTCAATTTGTTCTTTTGTAAAAATCATTTTTCTCTTTTTTAATGGTTCTCAATCTCTGTTCAAACGCTCTCTTTATCTCTCTACACGCTCTTCTTGTCCAGGAAGATAAACGGAAGCGACTTCTCCTGAAATTTGTCGCCCTGCTTCCATTCTGTGTTGTCCTCCGTAAACTCCACACCCATCAGCAGGTCCGTCGTTATCACGTCACCCTTGCTCGGGTTACCGTAAGCCACAACGATGTCTATGCTGATGTCCAGTATGTCGCCGCCACCGGCAGCACGCAGCGCCTCATATTCGCTTTGCGTCACCGTCAGCTCGCCGTCATACGTCTTGTTGCCCCTCTGTATGCTGTGTGGCTTGTTGCCCTTCGCGTGCAGCACTTCCTTCTCCTGTTTCGACGAGTATTTCACGCCCCTTATGCCAGTCACCGGTCTGCCCGCAGCCACCACGTTCACGTCGCTCCATTCGTACTCTCTTGAATTGAACATTCTTCTCCTCCTTTCTTCTTTAGCCGTTTGTTGTCACTTGGAATCCCAGGTTCACGTCCACATAACGCGCATAGCCGTAAGGGCGCACCTTCAGCGTCACCTTCACCATGCTCGTCGCCAGCACGTTCTGCGTCTCGTCTATCTTGCATACGCAGCCCTCGCCGTCGCTTCCGCTGCTCAGCTCCCCGTTCGCCGTCATCTTGCGGTTTATCGCCGTCTCCACCGTCTGCTGCCAGCTCTTCACCACGCCAGTGTCAAGCGTACCGTCTTCGTTCACCTCCAGTTCGTCCAGAAGCATGTCCAGAAGCGTGTCATACGCCGTGCGGTACGCCTTGTCTATCACTCTTCGCAGCGCCAGCTTCGCATAGTCCCCCGTAGGGTCGCACGCCAGGTTGTCGTCAGCCCAGAAGTAGCCGCTCCTGCCCACATACTTCCGCGCCACGATGTAGCCCTTCTCGTACAGCTTCCTCACGCTCTCACTGGCCTCCTCCGTCTTCTTCTCGCCGACATACATCTCCAGAGGTTTCAGGCTCCCGTCCTTCACCCTGCCAATGTTGCGCTGCACGCTCACGCTCGCCGCACGTCCAAGCAGCGTGCCCATGCACGCCCCGTTCGTTCCGGCTTTCGTGTCGCTCACCACGATGCCCACTCTGTCCCACGTTTCCTTTGTAAGGTCGTGCAGTTCCGTCGCTTCTGTGTAGTTTCTGCCTTCCAGCAGAGTCACCATTGGCGCATACAGCTCTGTCGTAGCCCATTCGCCCAGTTGCTGCGCTTTTGCAGCAGCTGTCAGCACGTCCTTGTCTATGCCTTCCTGGCTTGTCTCGCTCGACAGCGTGTTCACGTTCGCCACGCCCACGCCTCGCAGCGCACCGTTCTCCTTCTCCACAAGCCAGCGCACGCTTCCTGCTGATGTCTTTGTATAGTCCAAAAGCGCCGTCATCGTTGTCGTCGGGCTAACGCCCATAACCACGAGCTTCACGCCGGCACCAGCCTCGTCATAAAACTCCGACAGATGTTTCCACAGCACCTCATTGTTTTCCTCAGTCAAGCCCAGGGCCTGCACACTGTCCATGCTCGTCACCTCATACGCCGTGTTCAGCGCGAACGTGCTTCCAACGGCAGCAGCGCCGCACACCAAGGCGAACAGCCCGTCCGGACTGTCGCCCACGGTGCCCAGCTGCCCCGTCAGAAATTGTATTTTCACTCTCGGTAGTTGCATAAGCTATTCTCCTTTCATTCTCTACGCTGCAGCACCTTCAGTGATAAGGTACACACCCTTCTTGTCATAGCGGCGCGGACTGCCACCAACACGCACCAGGAACGAGTAGATGTCACCGTAGTATTGCGGATCGTCCTCATTAGAGAACATCTTCACCTCGCCGAGAGCGCGGCTTACACACTGCTGCTGCCAGGCAAGACCTGCGGCAAGTTCTGTCGCCTCGCCCTCATCTTCCCATCTGATAACGGTCGAACCGTCTGCCTTCACTCGCAGAACCTTCGAACGCTGCATGATACTGAAGCCATAGAGCTGTCCCATCACGCCCTTGCTCACATTTGCTACAGCCTGGAATGCCGAGAGCTCCTTGTCTGTCAGGTCGTCCAAAAGATCCGCATACTGCACTGCGTCAAGCAGCATATAGCGGCCCTCTGTCGGCACGTCGTCCACGTTCATCTTCACCATCGCCTCCATCACTACCGCCTTCGTAAACTTCTTGCGGTTGCCGGTCGCAGTTTCCGAAGTGTGCGCCTTGCGCGCCGCACCGCTGGTGCTAAGTGTGTTCGCACCCTTCGCCCAGCGATACAGCAGGTTCTGTGCTGCCACCTTCTGTAGCTGCTGGCGGTCGTTGCTCAGCACACTGTTACGCTTGTCGTAGCTCAGCTCCACAGTGTCGATGTTCGGAATGTAGATGGGGTTCGTGGTCAGCTCGTCCATGTCGTAGGTCAGCTCGTTGTCCGTGCGTTGGTTCACGCTCGCGGGCTTCTTTGTGCGGTTTATTTCCACACCCGACGGGGTGCCCGCATTCGGGATGTGTACCGTCTTGTAGCTCACAAAGGTAGAGTCGTCGATACTCTTCGAGGCAAACGAGTTGTCGGGGTAGAAATTCTCGACAATAGTGTTCAGCCAGATTTGTTTGTTCAATGCCATTTCTTTTTTCTCCTTTTTCTTTCGTTATTATTCCGTTAGTTGTTATAGTCCACACCGAAGCGTTCCTTATACTTCGCTGCAAACAGTCCCGGGTCTGAGTTCTTCAGCACAGCAAGCATACCGCATCTGTCCAGCTCGTCCCAGCTCTTGTCGGCAAAGCTGCTGCCGGTGGGGTGCTCGTCAATATAAGCTGCTGCACGCATCTGGGGCTTCTGGGCTTTCATGCCCTTCAGTAGCGACTCGGTGTTTGCTCGGTCGCTCTTCATCAGAGCCTTGAAGGTCGCCACCTGCTCCTTGCCAATCTTGCCGTCGCTCACAGCCTTGTTCACAATAGCCTCCACCTCGGCTGCTTCTGCTGCCTCGGCTTTCTCCTTGTACGCCTTGTTGGCTTTCTCCAGGGCTTCTGCCTTGGTTGCTTGGTTCTCCAGCTGCTGGGCTTTCATCAGCAGCTCTGCCTCGCTGTTCACATCTTTGAACGTGGGCATTTTCTTCAGTTCTTCTAATAGTGCCATGTCTTTATTCTGGTTTTGTGGCTGCGTCTGCAGCCGGTTGTTGAAATACTGATATACCTCACCGGCGGTCTTCGGTTCCGTTTCGGGCTTCTCGCCCATGTCGTACAGTCCGTCTGCCAGTTTCATACTCACCGCTTCATCTGCGCTTATCCAGTGGTCCTTCTCGTCAAAGTAGCGGGCGGTCACATCCTTTGCCTCCATACCGCAACGGTGGGCTATCATGCGTGCCAGGTCGCCCTGCAGCGTCTCCATCATGCTTGCCGTCTGGCGCAGGGCTGAGGCGTTGCCCCATGTACCTCCGCTTACAGCGTGCAGCATCAGTTTCGCGTACGGCGACATATAGAGGGGCTTGCCGCATAGAGCGATTATGCCTGCTATGCTCGCTGCCACACCGTCCACATATATCGTTATGTCCGCCTTCGAGGTGCGCAGCGCATTGTATATCGCTATGCCGCTGAACACGTCGCCGCCGTTTGAGTTTATCCTTACGTCTATCTTGTCGTATTGCGCTTGCAGAGCCATCAGCTCGCTCACCACGCGGCCACTGTCCACCTTCTGTCCGTCGCCCACGTCGCCGTACAGCAGTATGGCCACCTCGCCGTCACCGGGTATTGTGTTGAAAAACTTCATTTCGCGTTCTGTTTTTAAATTTCCGCTTGCAAAATTCTATAAAAATCCGTCCGCTTGCAAACCGTGTTTTTATAGTGTCGTTTCCTAATGTTATCGTCACTTTTCCTGGCGTCATCATAAAACATCGGTTTGAACTTGTACCCGAAAACATAGAACTTTGCATCCTGTTAACAAGCATTTTTTATTTCATCTTATGACAAAAAACAATATCGACAAAAAAGGCATAGCCCAGTCCCTCTTCCTCGACGGAGCATACACCCAGGAGGAGATTGCAGCTAAAGTGGGAACCACACGTCAGACTGTTTCGCGGTGGGTCCGCGATGGAGCATGGGAGGAGCTGAAGGCTTCACGCACCATCACAACAGAACAGCTCATCGCGCAATATAAGCGCCAACTCGCCGAAATCAACAAGCGAATCGAAGCACGACAGCCTGGCGAACGCTTCCCGACAACCGAGGAGGCCGATGCCATCGTCAAAACTGCTGGAGCCGTCAAAAAGCTGGAACAGGACATCGGCGTATCCGATTGCGTCTCTGTTGCCATGCGGTTCCTCTCATGGCTGCGCCCCGTCGATGCCGAAGCGGCACGCACGTTCAACGACTATTTCGATGCGTTCATCAAGGATCAGGCAGGGAGGGCCCGTAAGTAATGGCTACAGCTAAAGACAGACAGTCTCTTGCCGTTTGGGAGGAGTTTCACAAAAGCCTACTGCGCGGTATTGAGGTAGACAACAGCCTCACGCGTCAGGACATAGAGCGCCAACGTGCTCAACTTGAACGCGACCCAATAGAATGGATAAAGTTCTTTTTCCCTGCTTACGCAAAATACGAGTTCGCACCGTTCCATATTCGGGCCATACGGCGCGTCATTGCCAACGACGAGTGGTACGAGGTGCTCTCATGGTCGCGCGAGCTGGCAAAGTCCACCGTCGCCATGTTCATTCTCATGTTCCTTACGCTCACACGGCGCAAGCGCTTTGTCGCTCTGGCATCGGCCACCATCGACTCGGCTAAGCGTCTGCTCCTTCCGTTCAAAATCAATTTCGAGTCTAATCCGCGCATACGCCAGTTCTACGGCGAGCAGACCACCATCGGGCAGTGGACTGATTCTGAGTTTTCGTGCCGCTGTGGAGCCAAGTTCATTGCCCTCGGAGCAGGTTCTGCTCCACGTGGTATGCGCAACGAGGCCATACGTCCCGACATCCTCTATTTTGATGATTACGACACCGATGAAGACTGCCGAAACCCAGTCACGCTCGACAAGAAATGGGACTGGGCGGAGCACGCGCTTTATCCTACACGTTCCATCTCTGAACCAACGTTGGTTCTTTGGTGTGGCAACATCATCGCAAAGGACTGCTGCATCACACGCGCAGGACATCTCGCTAACTCATGGGACATTGTCAACATACGCGACGCCGCAGGACGCTCCACATGGCCGCAGAAGAATAAGGAGGAGCAAATAGACCGCATCCTTTCTAAAATCTCAGTAAAGGCGCAGCAAGGCGAATATTTCAACAACCCCGTGGCAGAAGGAAAAATCTTCAAGAACCTGCCTTACGGTAAAGTGCCGCCGCTATCAAAGTTCCGCTTCCTCATCGGATATGGCGACCCTGCTTACTCTGATTCTCGCAAAAAGGCCTCGTCAACAAAAGCGCTCGTTCTTGTCGGCAAGCTTAAGGGGGTATACTATGTCATCAAGGCTTTCCTCGCCCGCGAGACCAATGCCAACTTCATATCCTGGTATTTTGCCATGGACGATTATGTCGCACATAAAGCCAATGTCTATTGGTATATGGAAAACAACAAGCTACAGGACCCGTTTTTCAACCAGGTCTTCCGACCGCTGCTACGGGAGCAGTGCCGCGACCGACGACGGGAACTTTACATCAAGGGCGACGACCGCAAAAAGACAGACAAGGCTACGCGCATCGAGGCTAATCTCGAACCCATCGACCGAGAGTGTCGTTGGGTCTTTAACGAGCAGGAACGGGACAACCCCATGATGCAGGAACTCATAAACCAGTTCAAGCTCTTCGAGCTCACGCTGCCTTATCCTGCCGACGGACCCGATGCCGTCGAGGGAGCGGTCACCATCAACGACATCAAGACGGCTGAGATGGAGCCAACATACACCGTCTCTTATGCCGAGCTCAACGAGGACAACCCGTATCGTATGTAATAACAATTTCAAAACTTAAAATATCATGTTTTTATATGGACAACTTTATTTCATTATCCGATTACGACGCCTCTATTCACCGCGACATCCTCGATGCCTTGTTGCGCAAGGACACACCGGCTTACGACCCGCAAATCATAGAGGTGTGCGAGGACCGCGCCGTAGCCGAAATGCGGTCATATCTCAACAAAGCCTACGACTGCGACGCTATTTTCTCCGCGCGTGGGGCAGAACGCCACGCACTCATTCTCATGTTCGCCGTAGACATCGCTGTGTTTCACATCTTTTGTCAGCACAATCCCTACAAGATTGCGAAGATACGGCAGGACCGCTACGACCGCGCCATTGAGTGGCTTAAAGGCGTAATGGCTGGCGACATCACTATTGATGGGGCACCGCTGCTACCCGACGACACTCTGGCCGACAATTCACGCTGGCAGATTGCAGCCGACGAGGTACGACCTGTCTTTCTCTGATCATAAATCATCATCAATATGGCTAACAAGAACTTAAAAACAAATAGGTCTATGCGTACCTCACAAAAACGCATCACACAGGGTGGTATGCTCATATCACCCGGGCAGCGACAGCCCGACATCGTGCTGCAGATGCCTGAGGTCTTCTTCTTCGACATGAAAGCCTACATGGCGTCTGTCAAGGCAGCGCAGGGCATCGACTATTCCAACCGAGTCCGACTCTACGACATGTATGAGTCCGCTATGCTCGACCTCCATCTATCGGGGGTGCTCGCAAAGCGGTTGAGGGGGGTCACCAAGATTCCCATCGAGTTCCAGCGCAACGGCGAACCCGACGAGGAAATCAACAGTCAGATTCGCTCGCCATGGTTCAAGCAGTTCCGAAAGGATTGTGTCCTTTCTGAGTTTTACGGCTTCTCCATCATGCAGTTCTGGCGCGATGATGATGGCTTCATACGCTATGATCTCATCAACCGTAAACACTATGACCCTATACACCGGCGCATTCTCAAGTACCAGGGGGAGATAGATGGTATACCGGTTGAGCAGTTTCCCAATATGCTCTTTGTCGGAAAGGAGCGTGAGCTCGGAATTTTTGCCGAACTCCTACCTGCCGTCCTTTACAAGCGTGGCGACATGGCTGATTGGGCACGCTTCTGCAATATTTTCGGTATGCCTATCCGTGAGTACACCTATGATGCTGGCGACGAGCAGGCACGTCGCCGACTGGTCGCAGAAGCGCGCTCGCAGGGTGCCAATGCGGTCTACATACACCCAAAGGATTCCGAACTTACGCTCATCGAGGCGGCCAACAAGTCGGGCTCGTCAGAGCTTTACAAAACATTTGCCGAATATTGGGACTCCAAAATTTCAATCCGCGTGCTCGGCAATACACTCACAACCGATGCCAAAGAAACAGGAACACAAGCGCTTGGTGAGGTGCACAAGGAGGAAGAGGACGAAATGAACGCCGATGACCGCGATTTCATTCTCGACATTCTCAACTACGACATGCGGCAGATATTCGCCGACCTCGGGTTCAATGTTGAGGGTGGCGAGTTCGTCTATGCCAAAAAGGACAAAATCAATCCATCGCAGCAAATCGACATCGTGCAGAAGCTCTCTTCTATGGGACTCCCCATCGACGATGACTATCTCTACGAAACGTTCTGCATAGCCAAGCCCGACAACTACGACGAGCTCAAGGCGCAGAAGGAAGCGGAGAGGGCCGCCATGCGCAATGCGCTCAACGCTCCAGACGATGATGGGCACAACCATAAGGAGGACAACAAAAAAGACGGCTCAAACACCGTTCAAAAAACGATAAAAAACCATTTGAGAGGTTTTTTCGGGCTCGCCCCGTTGCCAGGGGCGGATTCCGACTTCTGATCGATAGGCTCTATTACGACGGCTCATGTGCCTGTTGCTCGGGACATTTCCACAATGTCGCGCCCTCGTTCACGTTCTCCACCGATGTGCTGCAGCAGTATCTCCGTGCCATATACAACGGCTTCGACACCTCCCGTGCCGTCGAGCCTACAATGTGGCGCGAGGTACTGCGCGTTCTCAACGAGGCCACGGTCTCGGGCTTGCTGCAGAGTAGTGCGCCTACACATCGTGACAGTTTCCTCACCGCCCTCCGTCATTCCAACGAGGTCTTTGCTGCCTTCAAGGTGCATTCCATGTCCGAGCGAATGGCGGCACGCCTCCTCAATCCCGACGGCACGTTAAAACCGTTCCGCCAGTGGACTGACGATGTAAAAAGTATATCTTCCCACTATGTCGGCGCGTGGCTGCGCACCGAGTACGACACGGCTCTCATACGTGCCCATAATGCCGCCGACTGGCAGCAGTTCATCCGCGATGCTGATGTTATGCCCAACCTCCGTTGGATGCCAACCACGTCGCCAAAACCCGAGAGCAGCCACCGCGCCTTTTGGGAGAGAAAGCTCACGCTGCCCGTCTCCGACCCGTTCTGGGACGAACACCACCCCGGCGACCGATGGAACTGCAAGTGTTCACTTGAACAGACCGACGACCCACCTACGCCAGAACTGAAGGCGGAGTTCGCTGGCGAGGCGCCACAGCCAGGACTCACAAACAATCCCGGAAAGGATGGGCACACCTTCTCACAAGACCATCCCTATTTCCCTAAGTCCTGCGTAGCGTGTCCGTTCAACAAGGGCGTAAAGAATAAGGCTCAAGCGTTTTTCAAAAACGAGAAAAAGCATTGCTTTGAGTGTGCGAAAATCAACGCCACATTCCCAAATAAGGAGCGAGACGATCGATACAGAGAATTTCTGCAGTATAGCAATAATACTTCTTATAAGGATGTCCTTTTCGATGAAACGAGTATGGGGTTAAAAGCCACTCATATTGACCACAATATAGACAAAAAGAAAGGCTGGTATGAGATAACGGCGCAGGACATTGGTTTTAGAAATGGACATAAGGTCATCTTAGAAAAAGAGGACCATACCATTCTCAATCATAAAAATACTGAAGGCACATGGGACGATATGCTCTTTGAGATTGCAGGAGCTGAAACGGCAACCGCCAATAACATACGGCAAGCTCTCAAGCACTGCGTTTCAAAACCAGATGCTGAAGTAGCGGTAATTTTCTTCCCGAATGATAATTTTGACCGTGAGACTTTTGAAACAGGATTTGCCAAATTCAATGGACTAAAAGGCACATCGCAGTATCGTCTCTTCAAGTACATTTATTGCATAGACAAAGAAAAAATAATATTAACAAAAAAGCCAGAGTGAAAACCCTGGCTGGAATGGGGGACGTGTCCCTTACGGGATTAAACGCTCCCCCCACATCGCAAAGGTAATAATAATTATTTAATAAACAAACGTTATGAACAATTTTTTCAAGTTTTTCGTGGCATCCAACCGCTACAAGCATCTAACCGGAGGCTTCATCGTCGCCGCTCTCGCAGGTTCTTTCTATGCTGCTGTCTATGCCGCAGTTGTTGCCGCATCGTGTCTCGAACTCAAAGACCGACTCTACGGAAACCCCTGGGACTGGATCGACTGGCTCTGCACACTTCTCGGCGGTATCATTGCCGCTATAGTTCTTCACTTAATAGTATTCTGACCATGGACGCAAAAGAAATCCAAAAGCGCATCGTCCGACTCAAGGACGACATCGAACGCGAAGTCCGCGACCGACTGCCACGCAAGGTGGGCATCGTAGCCGTCAATCATTTCAAACAAAACTTCCGCGATGCTGGCTGGCGTGACGATGGGCTACACCCATGGAAGACTACACAACGACAACGTGAAGGCGGTCCCGATGCCAAGTACACGCCACTCACTTCGCGCCGTGACCACCTTATGCGATCCATTCAGTACTCCTCACAGCCCGGACAGGTCACGGTCACAAACCCTGTGCCCTATGCTGCCATACACAACAATGGGGGCACCCTCAACACACACCCATCTGTCACCAAGCGCATGCGTCGCTTCGCATGGGCCAAGGTCTATGCTCTCGCAGGTGTCAAGGGCAAGGGCAAGCTGCCAAAACAGCTCCCGGCTACAGCCGCCAAGTGGCGTGCACTCGCACTCACCAAGAAGTCCAAACTGAACATCACTGCTCGCATCCCGCAGCGTCAGTTCATGGGCGATAGCCGTGAGTTGAAACAGAAAATTAACACGATTATCAACGACTCTATTAAACGTATAGAAAATGGAATACTTAATATCTGAACTCATACCCCTTATTGCTACGTCCATTCCTGCGCTCTCGCTTGTTGACGAGGATTACGGCCAACTCGAAAACATCGACGACACCGACGATGAACGCCAGATGTACCCCATCACATTCCCGTGCGTCCTCATCGATGCCCCTGAAACTGAATGGTCCAATCTCGCATCAGGCATTCAGAAGGGGGTCTGTACTGTACGCATACGCCTCTGCATCGACTGCTACGATGACACGCACTATGGCTCTGACACCACCGAACGCATCAATGAGCGCAACGCTCTGCGCCATGAGTTACATACCGTCCTGCAGAACTTTCGGCCTGCAGATGATGGTGCTCTCGTACGCACAGCCTCACGCTTCTACACGTTCAGCCATGGTATAAAGGTTTATGAAATGACTTATAAGACAACGGTATCAGAGTCCGTTGTCACGGAAAAAGTGAAAGTTGCCGCGCGTCGCATTTCGCTTTCGGTGATACGCGAAAACCGCTGAAACCAACGGCTGGAAGCTCCGCACCGTCTACCTTCTCGCCTTCGCGTATCATCTTGCGGATTATCTGCATGATACGACCTTCACTGATGAAAAATTCTTCCGACGAGAGTTTCTGCAATGCGTCATCGAACCGAAGTCTTTTCACTTCAGTCCAATAGTAATAGCGCTCAAACAGCTTTCTGTCTCTTGCGCTTATCAGTGCCTTGTCTCGTCCTTTGCTCATAGTCTGCAAAAATAAACTTTTTCCCTTAAACCGCAAGCAAAAAGCCACCTAAATCGCTCATATTTAGGTGGCTTTATTCATCTTGCGCCCTCCAAAGGCTCAGAAAGGCTCAAAAAGGCCCAGCACATCATCACAACCTGCAGAAGCTCGGCTCTATGCGGCTCCACACGCCGTTCTCCGGATTGCGCTTAGAGAAGTAGTAGTTCGTCGCCGTGGCCTGAACCACATTGGCTTCCTTGAACAGACGCATGATTTCTGCATACTCCTCGTCAAAGCGGTCCTCCAGCTCATAAAGCTTCGAGATGCTCTTGTAGTCCAGGTCACCCGTCTTGTTGCGCTCCAGAAGCGTCATCGCCATCTGATACATCGGGTCCTCCACACCCTTCTCGCTCGCCTCCATATAGCGCTTCAGATAGTCCACAAGGCGCTCGGCTGCGAGGTCTGCACGCTCGTCAAAGCCCTTCACCTTGTTAAACTTCACCTCAAGTTTGAAGTCCCCGTCAGTGATCGTGTAGCTCTGCTGGCTCTCGTTCTTCACAGCGCCATACTCGCGCATGAGTTTCGTGAAAGCTGTCACCTCGTCATCAAGCCATTTCTTGAATCCCGAAACCTCACTCTCCAAGTTCTCCACTCTGCCCAGCACGTCATGCATAAACTGCCCACGCAGTGCCTCGTAGCTCTCGCGCTTCGCCATGCGGTCGTTCTTGGCCTCGGTCTGCAGCCGTGCTAACAGCTCGGCACGCTGCTCCTTTGTCATACCCTTCAAGGGGTCTACTGTCTCGTTCTTTGTTTCCATTGTCTTTTCTTTTTATGGGTTCATTACTCGTTTTCTTTCTTCTTGCGGTTCATGGCACGCAGTTTCGTGTTCAGGTCTGACAGTTCCACGCTGTCCAGGAAGCGGAATGCCTTGCCCGCTATCCGTTTGTCCTCGCAGAAGCGGTCCACGGCTTTCCAATCTGCCGTGTTCACACCCCACAGCTGCATCTGATGCAGCACGCCACTACGCGCCTTGCGCTTCGCCTTCAGCAGAGCGGCACGCCGTTCGTCGTAGCCTGCCACACGTTCCATTTCCTTGCACATCAGCTCATACTCCGTCTGGGTCATCTGCCGCAGGTGCTCGGTTCTCTCGTTGGTAAACTGCCGCACCAAGGTCTCCTTGTCTGCGCCGGGAAGTAGCTTCAGCAGCTTGTAGAACTTCCCGTAGTTATCGACGTGGTTCATGCTCCGCCTCCTTCTCTTTCCATTTCAGCCACGCCTCTCTCGCCACGGCAAGTGTCGTCGGCACGTCCCAGGTCAGCCCGTCGGCTGGCAGTATAGGCACGTTGTTGAAACACACATACACCTCACCGCTGAACTCGCGAGCCTGAACTATCGCTTCGCTCTCTCTCACTAAGGCAGCAGCCTTCTGTGCAGCCTTTCTTTCTCTATGGGCCTTGCGCTGTGTGCTAAGCCACATTTTAATGTTTGTCAGTATTTCCATTTTCATTGATGTTTATTGGATTTACAGTTGCTTTATCTTCAAAAAATGCAAGGTCTATATCTGCAAGCAGTGTCGTTTCAAACCTAAAAGACAATTTGCAAGCCGATGCTGGAAGACCGACTTCCTGCATCTTTTCCTCAAACTTCTTGCGGTACGTCTCTTTTATTTTATCCTCTATGCCTTTCCGCTTCTTGTCAAGAACAATGCCGAAGCGTAAAGTCCTGCGCGAACCATAGACATTCGTTGTTACGGTCAATATCCCAATATATATCATTTCTTTTCCGTTTTACTTGGTTTCCACTTGATGGTCACTTCGGCGTCCATCTTGCCGCTGCCCTCACACACGGGGCAGATTTTCCATTCGCTGTCGTTCGGGCTGTTCCGGTCGCCTAAAAAACCGCCCTGACCATGACAGTATTCGCAAGTATATCCTCGGCTCTCAATCCGTTCTTCCTTGCTGCCGTAAACTGGTGGCGTCAGCCATATCATTCGATGCTTACTGCTCATTGTTTCTCGCGTTTATATGTTACTTTCTCATAAGTGTGCCACTGGATAATCCGTGCCGCAAACATCAGGTCGGTAGTTTCCAGCACCACACAACCTTTGTTCTTCTGGCTGCGGTGTGCCGTCAGGTCACATTGCCAGTTACCCTCCAGCCATTCGTTCATCACGCTCTCCGCCTGGATCTTCTTCAGCAGGATATATATCGTGTCACCCTGCCGGTAGTCGTTCATGTCCTTACTCATTGCTTCTTGTCGTTATTGGTCCAATATTCTTCAGCTCGCTCCGCCCAGATGGTGTAGTAGCCCTTGTCCCCGAAATATCGCCCCTTCGATATGGCTCTATATCCCTCCACCCATATCTTCAGCGAGGCATCAAACATCACGCTCACCGCTGTACGCCCCTTTGGGCGTGTGCCCTCGGCCTGGCTGATGATGACGAGCAGCTTGTTGGGATGCCGGGCCTTGAAAGCCAGATAGTCCTCAAAGCTCATGCCCGTATACTGGTAGGAGTCTATCACCACCGTGTCGGGGCTTTTCCTTTTAGACAGCCGCTTGTCAAGGTCCTCCATGCTCTCGGCATCCAGCAGCACCATTCGGCGTGCCACGTCCTGCATCCCGGCTCGTATAAAGGCGTTCTTCATCGTCAGGCTCGAACCTTCCTCCAGACTGTCATAAGCCACTCGCCCGAATCGGCATAGCTCCTTGCACAGCTTCAGCACGAAACTCGTCTTGCCGCTTCCGCTTCGTCCCCACACGAACCACACACCGTTCCGCTCAGGCTCGCCAAACGCCTCGCGCCACTCGTCGCTCAGTTTGTAGGTCTGCTTCTTCATCGCAAGCAGCTCGCTCACGCTTATCGCTCTTTTCATATCGTTTGAATGTTATTTGAACACCGTTCAAGCGTCCATCTGCTTCACTCTGTGTACACCTTTCTTCACCCTCCGCAGGTCGAAGTCATACTGCTCAGCGTCCTTCACCACCTCAGCTATCTTCTTGCGGTCGGTCAGTCCGTTCGCCACGCAGATCGCATAAACGTCGTTCGGACTTGTCTGCTCCAGCTCGAAGAACTTGCGTCCTATCCTGCTATGTATCTCGTTATAGCCTTTCTTGTCATAACGCAGTCCCATCTTCATCCTGCGCTTGATATAAGAAGTCGAGAAGAACACGATGCCGCATTTGTCCTCAAGCCTGTTATACAGGTCTATGAAGTAGTGGAACACCCTTTCCGTCAGCTTGTCAGCTTCATCGAACAGCAGCACCGGGTTCTCCGTCTGTATCAGCGCGCCGATGATTGCGTCAAGCATGTCTCTTATCGTCATGCCGTCAGTCCTCAAGCCTATCTTCTTCGCAATGTCGCGGATAAAGTCGCTGCGCTTCATGTCTTCCGAGCACAGAACGTAGTAGGCACCGCTGTGCTCACGCTCGTAAAGCCGCGCTGCCGTGGTCTTGCCGCATCCGGCTTCGCCCACCACCCAGGTCACGTTCTTCCATTCCTGGGCGTCAGTCATCGCATAGGCCATCTCCTTTGCTGCCGTGGTCTCCACCATCTGCCAGGCACCAGGGGTGGCGGTTCCCACCTGCGAGGCTATCTTTTTCCACATGTCGTCGCTGATGTTCTCCCACTTGCCGCTCAGCACCGAGCTTACCGTGCCCGCACTCGTACCGTCCAGACTGGCTGCTGCCTTGTTTTGGCTCGGATATTTCATCACATAGAGGCGCAGGGCCTCGCGTATTTGTTCTTTCTGTTTCTCGTTCATATCGTTTGTTTTTATTGATTCTACAGTTTTGATGCAATCTTCTTCTCCATCGGAAGCGGTATTCTCGGCGTGTCGCCATCATCACCACCCTCCATCACGTCCAGCCAGTCGTCAAGGCTCAGCGATTTCGTGTGTCTTCCGAGCTGGTACTGCTCAGGAGGCTGCGAGTAACGCTCCATTCGGTGGTCTATCTGCCGCTGCACGGCTGCCGTCGTGCCCTTCAGCTTCGGACTGTGCAGACCCTGCTGCTCCGCGTCCGTGCCATGCTCGGCGGCTATCGTCCGGCCGGCCACCATCCGCTCTATGCGGTCCTGAAGGTTGGCTTCCTGCTCCTGGCGGATAAACTTCGCATCGTCCGTCCCCTGCTGGTCTTGCAGGGCGCGGTGTATCAGTATGTAGGGTTCTGCCGTCCGCTCAAAGCGCAGCGAGCCGTCTGTGCCTTTTGTATAGAGTCTGATGCTTGCAAAGTCGTAAGGGTCGTAAGCCACGATGAAACGCTCGTAGGTGTGCTTCCTTCGCCACTCGTGGTCGGGTACGCCGGGCGATGAGCACACTTCGTACTGGCGCTTCTCGCCTTTGATCGTCACCTGCAGGCCCTGGTCCGTGAACGTCGCCATGCGTTTCGTAAACACCCAGAACATGTCCACCATGTCGTGCAGCGTCACTTCCTGGGTCTCCTCGTTCACGCTCTTCTCATACATGTCTATCCTGCGCTCGCCGGTGGCAGGGTGCACACCCTCGTTCCATTCCTTCCGGGCTGCGGCATAGGCATCTTTCAGCTCCTCCAGAGTGTACAGACTGTCCTTGTTGGCTTCGATAAACTCAACGTTCGGGCGGCTCGACGCCTTCTTCGCCGTCACGTTCTGACCCGTGAAGCGCCAGTCCTTGTGCAGCACCTGAGCCTGAAACCGTCCGAACACGCTCTCTATCGTCTTCGACTCGCCGTTGTAGGGCTGTGTCGGTCTGTGTACGCGGCAGATCTTCCCGATAAAGCCGTCCGAGTCCAGCTTCTTGTGGCCGCCCTGGTTGTCATAAACAATCTCATAAGGCTTGTGTCCGCTCTTCTGGATTGCCATGCGGTAGGCGTGGTATTGGGCCTCATAGTCCTCTGTGTCGCTGATGCAGTAGCCCAGAAGCACCTCGCTCATTGCGTCGATCACTTCATACACCTGGGTCGTCCGCACCTTGCCCTGCTCGTCCCTATAGTAAAGGTTCAGCTTCGTGCCGTCACCATACCATAGCGTGTCCCTGCGTGTCGGAAGTGCCGTCTTGTGCTTTCTGCCGTAACGCTGACGGGCTGCCTGCTCGCCATATACGGCGTCATACCATAAAGGCTCAACCGACGGGCTGTTCAGCCATTTCTTCATACCGCTTAGGCTTCTTATCGGCTTCCAGCCTCTTTCCTCGGCTATCTCGTTTGCCTTCTCAAACAGCTGCGCGTCGGTGTACACCGGCACCTTGCTACGCTTCAAAGCCACAATCAGTTTCAGAAAGTCACCGGTTATCTTCAGTGCCGAAGAGTTGCCCAGCTTGCCGCTCACCACGCTCTGGTAGCCATCGGCCTTCCAAGCCTTCAGTCGCGTCTTCAGTCGCGCCAATGTACCCGGGAGCGTGTGGCCGTAGCTCTCGCGCATACGTTCCGAACTGTCAAGTATCAAGTCCCACGCACCCGACATCGGAGCATTCAGACTGCTGCGGATGGCCTGGCGTCTTGCCGCCATCTTCTCCAGCTCGCCAAGCACCGAGGCGTTGATGGTATATTCCTCTATCATCTTCTCCGTCAGGTGGCGCTCCTGCCCGTCCTTGTCCATATAGGTGTAGGCTTCGTAATACTCACGCGCCTTCGCATCTATCTTTATGCTCGCCTTCGTCATAGCCTCTCGCATCTTTTCTTCTGGGTCGCCGTATGTCGCCACAAACCGCCGTCTGTACTTCTCCGGAATACTGCTCCATACATACAGTGCCTGAGTCCCCTCGCCGCCGCCACGACGTGCACACGCTATGTTGCAGCGTTGCACGTTGCATTTCAGCGTGTTCGCCTTCATCACGGGGTCTCTGCCGCCCGTCAGCTCGGCAAACGTCACGCACAATATCTTGTTGTAGTACTCCATTTCCTTTTATCTTTGTTTTCCTTCTTGCGGTTCTCTCCTTACACAGTGGCGCAGCACATGGCTTCCACCTTCTCCTGCACGGTCTTGATGTCTGTAATCCCGGCGTTCTCGATGCGTTCCACCACGTCGCCTTTCTCGTCCTTCAACTCCAGTACGCCCGTGTTCTTGTCGCCTTCCCACATCCAGCCGTTCTCGAAGTGCTGGCGCATCATATTGTCTGCGTCATGCACCACCTCGCTCGCAGGAGCCGTCACCAACTCAAAACCGCCACGCTGAACAGCAAGGCAGCGTATCTTCTTTGCCAGGTCGCTCTGACCCTTCACCGGGTGAAAGTTCAATGCGTAGCTCACCATCTCCTTCGTCACGCCGAAGGCCTTTGCCAAAAATTCCCGCTGGGAGCGGGTTACTGTTATCACTCTTTTCATTGTCCTCTGTTTTTAGTTCGTTATTACTTTTGTTCGTGGAGTGTAGGGGAGTCGAACCCCACATGGCTATCCAGCGCATGGCAAACCTGCCACTCCTGCGGTCTTTCCCGCCGTCATCCGAGGCCGCCCCTGCCGACTATCCAGTGCGGCGACTGACTATCCAGTGCAGCCTCTGGGGCTTCCATTTGTTATCCTTCAATCTTCTTACCCTCGGCTATCTCATCCGTATAGCTAAATTCGCCGAACAACAACAATACTGGTTCTCCTACACCCATGACCCATTCACCCCGGCTATTATTTTTACCATCTGGGGGTGGAACAATCTTATGAATACTACCAGGGGTCAGATTACCGAAAGCTTTACCACAAGCAGCACATCGAGTCACCTTCACATAACTTTTAGCAAACTTTCGAGCCCCTTTACACATAGCCGCCTTCTTCCTGTCGCGCTCAGCTATCTCCAACAAACCGAGAGTATAACTTTTGCCTTTAAGTCCACAGTGCTTACACCTATATTCATCGTAGGTTCCCCTACGGCTTTCCTTCCCAACTAGGTTCATTTTTTCCCAGTCGTGACCATTCTGTAAAAAATTCAATATAAACATACTCCTTATTTTAATTGCAAAAATTCGTTATTCTCGGCCTTTTTCACTATCTTTGGCCGCGCGTTTATTCTTAAACACGCTGCAAAGATAATACGCTTTTGCGAATAATCAAAATAAATGCGGATAAAAATGTTCGCAAATGATAATATTTTATACTTATGACAATAAATGAGAGGTTTGAAGAAATAATAAAAGTACTGTTTGGTGGAAATAAGCGAGCTTTTGCTAAAGCCGTTGGAATCAACCCTACAGTTGTGGAAAATGTGGTTGGCGCAAGAAAGGGTAAACCATCTTATGATGTCCTAGTAAAGGTATGCGCAAACGCGAACATATCTGCAGAGTGGCTATTATTCGGTAGCGAGAAGAATCTGATAACGGATGTATTTAATATTCGCAAAGACATCACTTTATCGGTTGCACCTGAAGATGTTGCAGAAGAAGGAGGAATGCCATTAAAAACGGTCTTTACTAAAGGTAAAAAGACAATACCCCAACAATCTGTCTCTATTGGTGAAGCTGTGCATAAAGTTCCCAAAGGCAGCAGTGAAGGCATACCACTCATACCGCTCGATGCAGTCGCCGGTTTTCCTGCCGAAAGTGGCGGTGGGGTACGTCTGGAGGACTGCGAGCGCTATGTCATACCAGAGTTCGAGAACAAAGGGGCAAACTTCCTTATCCGGGTGTCTGGCGACTCCATGGTGCCGCTATATTATAGTGGCGACCTCCTCGCTTGTCGCAAAATCACAGACATCCGCTTCTTCCAATGGGGTACCGTCTATGTCCTCGAAACGAGCCAGGGGGTACTCGTCAAACGCGTGCAGGAAAGCGTAGATCATGCCGACAGCATTCTATGCGTGTCGGAAAACAGCAGTGTTCATCACCCTTTCCTCCTCCCACGCGACGACATACGTAGCCTGAGCATGATCGTCGGACTCATCCGCCTCGTCTGATACTCACGTCCACGCATCACGCACACGCTCCACACCGCAAAACGTGTCGCGCACGCACATACATAGGTATAATAGGGTAGCAAAGCAGCCAAACCCCGATAAACAGGGCGTTCCCGACATTCCGCAAAGGTTTATAACATGTCAAAACGTGGGATTATCCCCACCCCCTAAACGCCCGAAAATGACATCAATCACAATTTATTCGGAGTTATATAGGGGGTCAATCACTTGTTTTCCATGTTAAAAGTGAATACCCAAATGCACACCCTCTCTGAACATTTCGTTTTTCCATGCACACCCAAACGCACACCCAACTGCACACCCAACCTCGAAAAACGCCCTTTTTTACTCGTCTTAGTAGCCTCCAAAACACAAAAACGGCTTGACCACTGTTCAAATCAGTGTTCAAGCCGTTCAAATGCCGTTATATCAGCGTTTTAGCCGTTTAAGCCATCCTTATTTATTCTCTTTGTCCGCTCTGGACCCTCGTATCAGTTCTCCCTGCCGGATCATAGCCTTTTTATTGAGTATTACGCCTCCGTCAGCCAGTCCGGCGTGCAGCAGTGAGCTTTTCTTTATACCCACCTCATCCTCTGTCAAAACCGTATAAATCGCCGATATTGAGCCGAAGTAGTAGTTCTTCCGCCCATGTATCAAATGCACATGTATAACCTTTGTCATAACCGTTCCTTTCTGTTTCCTAAAATATTCGTTTTCGCTTGCAAATATACCAAATAATAACTATTTGGAAGTATTTACAAGCATAAAAATCAAGAAACAAGCAAAATAAAAGGCATGACCGTAGCCAAACCCTCCTTCATTCAATCACCACCCAAACAAGCCGTTTTAAGCCCCACCAGCGTCCATTTCCATGTCCAGACGATAAAGCACCCACATGAGCAGCCATACGCGCCCAGAAGCCCACGAAATGCCCCATACAGCCGTCAGGACAGCCCAAAACATAACATTCTCAGCCCCGATGTAAAGCAATACCCTTCAAACACCGTTCAAATCGAACCCAAACGTAAAGCAAATGTAAAGCGAATGTAACGTTTCGTTTTTCCCTCTCATTTCGTTCATTATCCTCAAACCCTTTGTAAATCAACGCTTTCCCCGATTTCTCTCTCTCTCCACTTTTATACGTTTCGTTTTATCCCCCTTAAATCATTTACCGTTGTCCAATAGAAGTTGTCGTCAAAGTCTTTCTTGAATTTTTTATATCGTTTTCTGTTCTTTTTACGCAAAGCCTGAGGATATGGCATGGCCAATATCGGAATAGCTGTTGTTGGGAATGAAATATAAAAATAAAAATCTGTTGAAAGAACATCTTTGACATGTTGTAAGTCATGCTCTCTCACATCTTTAACGAATATCAGTTTTGCTTTCGTTTCAAGACTTTTCTTTGTTATTTCGTTTTTTATTACAGACGAAACATTTCTGATTTCATTTTCTTTTAATGAAGTACTGAACTCTATGAAATGTTCGCATGTTGCAGCGTAAGATCCTGTAACAAATGTAGACAGTTGGCAGAAAGAGGGCTTAATTTTGCGAATACGTCTAATGCTTTTTTTTACAAATAAGGATGTTGTTAGATTTACCAAATCAATATTGTAATTGAAGCAAGGAACAATGGCTGCGATTTTAGCATTCACAAACACTTGAAGATAATAAAATGTAACCCCTTCAAAGCCAGAATTTTCATTTGCTTTGAAAAAATTCTGGCTTTTTATAATATCTGTACCATATATGCTTATCCAGTCTTCTGGATTTATATCATCTACGGTAGTACTCCATTTGGTTGTAATGTTACTGAACAT